CATATTATATATTTATTTATAATTAATTCACCTATAATGTGAATTTTTATTAAAAAGTTGGTTAATGAATACCCTTTATTAAGTGGTGACCGAACAACCGACCTACTAACAACCCACATTGGAATTCTCCTAATAATTTCACGGATTAAAAAACAAAAGGAAGGTCAAAAATGGCAAATTCAAAATTATTGAAAGAAGCTATTGCTGATGCTAAAGCCGTTAGAGAAACTGCTATTGCAAACGCCAAAATCGCCTTAGAAGAAGCATTTGCTCCAAAATTACAAGCTGTATTATCCAAGAGACTCCAACAAGAAATGGAAGACGAGGAAGAAGCAGATGTAAACGAAGAGTATTCAGATGGAAGTGAAGCTCCAACTACAAACGCATCTAATATCGGTGGTGGTGAAAACAAAAAACCAGCAGATTCAGCTAATAGCTCATCAGGTTTAGCAAAAACAAACCCTGATACTGATGTTGAAACCTCAAGTGTAGGCGAAGAAGACGATAATGTCGATGTCGTTTCAGAAGGTGAAGACGAAGAAGTACCAGGTGAAGAACCATCTTACATCGAAGAAGAGGAAGAACTCGAAGAAGAGGAAGAACTCGAAGATGAGATGGATTTAGAAGCAATCATCAGAGAACTTGAAGGTGAACTTGAAGAAGAAGATGGTGAAGACGAAATGCACGAAGAAGATTCTGAAGAAGAAGCTCCAGTAGCTGAAGAAGAGGAAGACGTGTATGAAGAAGAAGAGGAAGAAATTGGGTCTGAAGACGAAATGAATTCAGAAGAATTAGATCTTGATGAAATCCTCAGAGAAATGGGATACGGAGATGATGAAGAAGTTTCTGAAGAAGAAGGTGAAGAAGAAGAAAAATTCGAAGCCTACAAGGAAGAAAAAGAAGCTGAATTAGAAGAAGCTTATAGCGTAATCAAATCATTGAAGAAGACTATTAACGAAGTAAACTTGTTGAATGCAAAATTACTTTTCACTAACAAATTATTCCGTGCTTATGATTTAACAAACGAACAAAAACACAAAGTTGTTGAAACATTAGACAGAACTGGTAATGTTAGAGAAGTAAAATTAGTATTCTCTACTTTAGCTGAATCACTTAAAATGAGTGGTACATCTAAAAAAGTAAAACAAACCAAATTAACCGAATCATTTGCATCTAAACCAACTGCTTCTACTGCACCTAAAAAACAAATTATTGCAGAAAGTAATGGATTAGCTGAAAGATTCAAACAATTAGCAAATATTAAATAACAAAACATTAGGAGAAAAAATAAAATGGCAAATTTTGATTTATCTAAACTAATGGAAGGCAAAAACCCACAGCAGGTAATGTTGGCTGAAACACGTCAATTACAAAACAAATGGGCTAAAACTGGTCTTCTTGAAGGTTTAAAAAGCAGAGAGCAATCTCAAATCGCAGTATTGTTGGAAAACCAAGCAAAACAATTGCTTGACGAAGCAACTGCTACCGGAACCTCCGCAGGTTCTGAAGAATGGAGTGGTGTAGCCCTTCCATTGGTAAGAAGAATCTTTGGTGAAATTGCAGCGAAAGAATTCGTTTCAGTTCAACCAATGAACCTTCCTTCTGGTCTAATTTTCTATCTAGACTTTAAATATGGTACTGCCGTAAACGGTAACCCTTCATTCAATGGTAAGTCATTGTTCGGTGGTAACGGTATCTCTACATTCAATAGTGATTTCGGTAGAACTAAAGCTGCTGTAAACGGTCTTTATGGTGATGGTAGATTCGCTTATACTATCAACGAATCCGCTGCAACTATCGCTTCTGGTTCTTACACTGTTGCAACTGCATCTTGGTTAGAAGTTGGATTTGATGCTTCTTTGTCATCTTCAGTAGCTAACTCTACTTTGGCTAAAATTACTATCCCTCAAGGTGGTTCTTTTACTTCTGCTGATTTAGAAGGTGTTAAAGCATTCTACATCTCTTCATCTGCATTCTCTGCAGCTGATACATTCTATCCAGCTCACTCGGATATCTCTGGAACTTCTGCAGTATTCTTTGCAAAAGTAACTTCTTTGACTAACGCTACTTCTTCAATTGCTATCACTTATGCTAAGCAGCCAACTGCTAACACAAGAGGTGATTTCGAAGATGCTAATCCAACTGAACCAGCTACCGATTTAGGTATTCCTGAAGTTGATTTGGAACTTCGTTCTGAAGCCATCGTTGCTAAGACTCGTAAGTTGAAGGCAGTATGGACTCCTGAATTGGCTCAAGATTTGAACGCTTACCACTCAATCGATGCTGAAGCTGAATTGACTTCAATGTTGTCTGAATACATCTCTTTGGAAATCGACCTTGAAATCCTTGATATGTTGAAGGCTAACGCATTGACTACTGAATACTGGTCAGCAACTTTGGGTGAAGAGTGGAATGGTTCTACTTGGGTAGCTGGAACTAACGCTGCAGCTTACACTAAGAACACTTGGTTCCAAACTTTGGGTGCTAAGTTGAACAAAGTATCTAACAAGATTCACCAATTAACTCTTAGAGGTGGTGCAAACTTCGTAGTTGTATCTCCAGACGTTGCTACTATCTTGGAATCAATCCCAGGATTCGTTGTAAATGCTGATAAAGATGCTTTACAATTTGCAGCTGGTGTTTCTCAAGTAGGTGCTATGGCAAACAGATACACTGTTTACAAGAACCCATACATGACATCTAACGAAATCTTGTTAGGTTTCAAAGGTTCTAACTTCCTTGAGACTGGTGCTGTATATGCTCCTTATGTTCCATTGATTATGACACCTTTAGTGTACGATCCAACTAACTTTACTCCACGTAGAGGTGTGATGACTCGTTACGCTAAGAAGATGGTTCGTCCTGAATTCTATGGCAAGATTTATGTTAAAGATTTAGCTTTAGTATAATCTAATTAGAGTAAAGAGTATGAGTAAAAATTGGGAGAACGAAAGTTCTCCCTTTTTTATTTCTATTTGATATTTATACATAAATAATAATTAAAAACTATGATAATAGATGGACTTTCGTGGCATCAGTTTTCCAACTTACCACATATCGCTTCATTACCTCTCAATAGACAATTAATCGAGTATGAAATTTATAATCAAAATTTGATACACGAGGTAATGATGATTCAGCAACAACAACAATTGTTGTATCCAAATGTACCAAGTGCTGCAGGTGCAGGTGGACGTTTAGTAGAACAAATCGTTGAAAATCACATTGAATTTGTGGTGGATACTACTGATTACGATAATTTTCAAATAGATATAACTACTAATTCAGAAATAACTATTACAATCAATTGGGGAGATGAGCAGACCGAAGAAGTGACACTTAACGGTAATGATACATACTATCACACATATAGTCCATCTGGCACAGGAATAGAATATACGGCAAGAGTTGAATTTAGTGATCCAACCAAAGTTATTGAACTTGATTTCCAAGGTAACGATTAAAAATTAAAATAATATGGGAGCACAAATAACAGCCATAACAGGCTTACAAAACCTGACAAACTTACAAGATTTTCGTGCAGATTGGAACGCATTGGAAACAATTGATTTATCAGGATTAACTAACTTAACTTATTTAGATGTTAGTGATTGTGATGAATTGGGCAGTACTGGTGTAAAATCAATGAACGTAACAGGTTGTACTGCATTGGAATCACTCTACATTGATGATAATGATTTTTCAGCAGGATTTCCTGACCTATCATCTTGTACATCATTACAATATTTTGATGCTGACCAATGTGGGATATCAGGTTCACTTAATTTATCTAACCTTCCTGCATTAAAAGGATTTGATTTATATGGCAATGGGGAATTGACAGAAGTAATTATATCATCAACACAACCATTGGGTGATGGAAACAATTTAAACTTTGCGGCATGTTCACTTACTCAAACTGCATTGGATAATATTCTACAACAATTAGCAAGTAGTTCGGTTTCTAATGGGTATATAGATTTTTCACAAGATGGGGGAGGAAATAATGCCCTTCCAAGTTTAGAAAGAGGAATTCCTGCATTGGCAACTATGGTTGATAATAAAGGATGGTCTCTTCAGGCAGAGTCATATTCCGAAACAAAAACTACAACAGATATTTATGGAACATCAGGTGAAGCATGTACTGCATTGACAAATAACCAAACTATTGGTTTATATGTATATACTGGAACAAATGTTGAAGTTGGAAATCGTATATTTACCGATAGTAGATTACATTACCCTGTAACAGATGGATTTATTGGAAATGTTAATGATGGATTATACTATCAAGTATCCGGTAGTAACGGATTAATTGTAGCATCTGGTTCTTGTGTATAAATAAAATAAAAACCTCTACAATAGTAGGGGTTTTTTTATGTCCCTAACTTATTGATAATCAGTTAGAAAATTTTTTAATATTTTTTACATATCATTTGGAATTACGAAAACTTTTTTGTAAATTAGTATTGTAATAAGAATTCAACCCTAAACCCCTTAAATGTTATGTATAATTACCGAACCCTCACCAAATCTCAACTTATTGAATTGGTAAATGGAATTGAATCTACCCTTTCTTCAACAATTACCTCAGCCGAATCAGAGGCTAAGAACTATTCTACCGAAATTCCTTCTCAACTTGCTTTTGAAGTTGGATATTTCAAAGGTTCGGTTAAAACCGTACTTTCTTTGATTGAAGATTACAAAAATTGTTCGAAATAATTGATAAAACAGTAGGATATATGAAATCTTTTTCGTATATTTACTTTATATTAAACCTTAAACCCTTAACATTATGAATTTTTCTCCCGAAACTCTCTCAAAAATCGAATCCGAATTCGGTTCATTCAACATCGACCAAGTGGTGGGTGGTTCTAATGCTAATTTTTTACGATTTGGTTATTGGAAACGAGTTAATCATTCCAAACTTCAAGAAATCGTTGGTAATCAAGTAGTAATCGTAGAAGATGACTTAGACGATGATGATTGTGGTACTTTATACTCTTATAAATTTTATACTAAATAAAAATATGGAAATTGTTAATCAATATCAATCAGCAGCAAAAGAGTTTGCTTTAGAATATGAGGTAACTAATCCTCATATCATTAATATCATCGCATCAGTAATGATGACTAGAGATGGTCAAGGCCTTCAAGGAGGTAGTTTCGTACAATCAGTAGTAGATAATGACTTGTGGGGTGCCATTTCACGAGCAGATAATCAATGTATGAATAATCTCCAAGTAATTGTGGCAGCAAATCAGTATTCTTATCTTAATTAATCAAAAATGACAAACGAAGTTGCAGAATCTAATCTCAATAAATGGTTTTGGTTATTTAAATACAAGATGGTAGATGAATATCCCGAGTATCATAGAACTTTTGATTATATAGTAAGTAATTCAGATGATAATGGTGTTTTATACGAAGTAATGGAGTTTGCACATAGACACTTGGAAGTAGATTCCGAATTAAAAGGTGGATTTGATAATTTAAATATCACCGATTATCTCCATGCAATCGATTATGGGTTTATGGAATGGGTTGAATAATTCGTAAAACATTTTTGGTATATATTTATTAGTAAATTAATAGGAATATACCAAATGGAAGATTTAATATCAGTATTATTACATTCAGTTAATCAAGTTCACATTTTCCACTTACAAACCAAATCTTTTGCAGAACATAATGCATTAGGTGGATATTACGAATCAATTGGTGGAATAGCCGATGGACTTGCAGAGTCATATCAAGGTAAATATGGTATTCTAAAATATAAAAATGTCTCAAAGATTGAACAATACGAATCCAAAGAACAAGTAATTGAATATTTTAATAAAATCCTAAAAATAATTGAAAAAACAAGACCAATAAAAGATGCGTTTATAGATAATACGGTTCAAGAAGTTGAATCTCTAATTTATTCAACCCTATATAAACTAAAATACTTAAACTAATACCATTTTTTTATCTTGGTACTTTTACAAAGGGAGTGATTTTCACTCCCTTTTTTTGTTGTTTATATTTATAGGTGTATAATTGTATAAAAGAGGAAAGTAAATATGTCTCAAGCAAGAATTTGGACAGGCTCGGCCACATTCATCACTGGTTCATCAACTCCATTTGGTATTTATGATTCTGATTCTGAATTTAGAACTGAAGCACCAAAAGTTGCATCTTGGTGTGCTAAAAGATTAGGCTATCCTATTATTGATATTGAATTAGAGGGTGAAAACTTTTTTGCTGTATTCGAAGAGGCTGTTTCTGAATATTCTGCTCAAGTAAATCAATTTAATATCCGAAATAATCTCGGAGCATTACAAGGTAGACCAACTGGTACAAATTATACTGGAAAACAAGTAAATGGCTCAGAATTAAATAATGTAATTGAAATTTCCCAAGCGTATGGAAACCAAGCAGGTGTTGGTGGTAGAAGTGATATAAAATCAGGTTCTATCAGTATGTTCGAGGGGGTGCAAGATTATGATTTACAAGCTTTTGCTGATGAAGTTGAAGGTGGTGAAAGAATATCAGTAACTAGAGTATTTTATGAAGCAACTCCAGCAATTAATAGATTCTTTGATCCGTATTCAGTATCAGGTCAAGGTACACTAAACTTAATTGATGAATTTGGATTTGGTTCATTCTCACCTGCAGCACAATTCATTTTGATGCCTCTTTATGAAGATATGTTGAGAATTCAAGCGATTGAATTCAATGACCAATTCAGAAAATCTGCACATACATTTAATATTGTAAATAATAAATTAAAAATATTCCCACTACCAACTTCAAATTACGAACTTTGGTTTGAGTATTATGTAGATACTGAATTTAGAGAAGGTGCAACCGTTGTTAGAAATAATGTAATGTCTGATTACTCTAACATTGAGTATAATTTTGCAACTTACTCACAAATTAACGATGTCGGTAAACAATGGATTAGAAAATACACTCTTGCACTTGCAAAAGAAATGTTGGGTGCAATTAGAGAGAAATATAATACAGTTCCAATTCCTGGTTCCGAAGTTTCTTTAGATGGTGCAGCTTTAAGAGCAGAAGCACAAACTGAAAAAGATAATTTGGTTACTCAATTAAGAGAAAACTTGGAAGAGGTAAGTAGAAAAACAAGAATGTCTAATGAGGCAGAAATAGTTGAACAGCAACAAAAAATTATAGGTAAAGTACCATTAGCTATTTATATAGGATAATAAAATATGCCAAAGTTTTTAAACGCAAGAGATTTAGATTTTATTAAATCAATCGCTGAAGAAGTGGTTGATTATGTAGTGGAACAGGCTATTACTTTATTCAAAGTATCAGTTGGTGAAACTAAAACTAATCTATATGGAGAATCGTTGGGTAAAGTTTGGCATGCACCTGCTAATTTAATGGCTATTGTAGATAGAGAATTACCCGGAGTTAATTACGAAGGAGAAGCCGGTGCAGATAGGGTTCAAACTGCAGAATTTAGATTTAATATAATGAGATTACGAACCGAAACCTTACCACGATTAAGAGACATTAATGGAACTTTAATTCCAGTAGGTGCAATTCAAAACTCACAATTCGGGTATCCTGAAATCGGTGATGTTATTTTATTTGACCAGAGTTATTATGAAATTGATAATATACGAAGAACTGCATTAATCGGTGGTTCTCCAACCGTTTTTAATAAAACAACAAATGAGTTTGAAGATGCTAGAATGTTTTTAATTGCATCATGTCACATGGTAAGAAGAACACAAGTACAAATAGAGGATAGAATTTACTAATGAGTATAGACCCGTTAAAAAGAATCCCCAAAAGAGAAGAACAACTTAAAACCGAACCAAAAAATCATAAAGGTATTAAGTTGTATGATATTGATTCTGCAATTGCTGAACACATGATAGATACTGTCATGCCTACGGTTGAGGTAATGGGTGAAAAGGTAAAGGTACCTGTTGTATATGGTAATCCTGAAAGATGGAAAGCCATAAAAAAAGATGGATTTTTAAGAGATAGAAATGGTCAAGTTCAAATTCCAATTTGTGTTTTTAAAAGAAATTCGGTAGCGAGAGATGAGTCAGGTGCAATTTCCATGAATCGTAATTTATTTTATACAGCGGTATCACAATACTCTAAAAAACACAAATACGATAGGTTTTCACAAATGACTTCGGCAAGAAGACCAGTGGATATGTATAATGTAACAATACCTGATTATGTTACTATTACTTATGAAGTAAATGTTTGGACTGATTTTACCGAACACATGAATAAAATTGTAGAGGCATTTCAATATGCAACTGATGAATACTGGGGAGATAAAAATGGGTTTAAATTTAGAGTAAAAATCGATTCATTTGATAATACTACTGATGTTGGTGAAGGTACACAACGAATTGTTCGAACAACGTTTACTATGTTAGTAGATGCATATCTTTTACCTGAAAAATTTGATAATGAATCGACTACACGAAAAGAAATTTCTCCAAAAAAGATTGTCTGGGCAGGAGAAACTGATTTGACAGGTACTAATATGAATTTAAGTAAACAAAGTTTGTATACTGAATACTCTGATATTATTGATTTTATGTCTATTCGTGGTTCACAAGAGGCAACTTTTGTAGATGCAGATACAATTAAATTAACTAATGTTGAATTACCAAAATTACCACCTGAATTAATCGGTTCATTTGATAATGACCAGTGGTTTAGAATTTATATAAATGGTGTATTAATTCCACCTACAAAATATTCTTATACCGGTTCGTACAATACTGATGAAATTTATTTTAATTTTAACACCGGTTCATTGCAAGAAGGTGGAACATATCCAACCGATTTGATTACTACAATTAATGATTTAGGTTATATTTTGGAATCTACTGATGAAATTGGTGTAACTGGAAAGTTTATTGAATTATGATAAATGAATTAAATAAAATATTAAAACAAGTTCACGAACCAGATGAATATACTCTGATTCCACATAACCTTTCACATCCTTCATATTGGATTTGGAAACTTCCAAATGTAAAAATGAAAGATTTAAATATAAATTTAAGACCATTTAGGAAAGAACACTCTCGTTTTGATATATTTATTAATGGTCAATTTATATTAGAAAGAGATTATATATTTGAGCAAGTTAATAATGATTTTCATGTATTTTTCATAAAAGAAAATTTTGAATATCAATTGGAAGATACTGATGATATAAAATTAGAGGGAGACGTTGATACTATATGATAAAACGAAAACCAAATGTGATAGTTCCTTTTAATGATAAATTGAGAGCAAAAAATTTAGTGTTAGAAGTTATTAATGATTCATGGATTTATCAACATACTCCTGATTCAATTTCTTTGAATGGTGATATATTTACATTAACTTTTTTGGATAAAAAATTTGTATTCGAAGAAATTAAAGTTGATAGTTTATCAGATTATGTTGATGTATTTTTACAAGGATTAAAAAGAACATCAGACCAATATAGTGTTATAGATAATGGTTCCAATATAGTAATAACATTCAACCAACCAATAACATTGAGACCGGATTTGATAACGGCATCAGATTTCTTTATAAAAGGAAAAATAGTAAGTAGATAACAAAAAAATAAAAAACATAGGAAAAAAAATTATGAGCACAATTAGAGTAGACAGAATTACTCCTTACCAATCAGGTTCGGTAGCAATCGAAGGGTTAAATATAACAAATTTAACAATTGACGGAACATTAACAGCATCCCTACAACAAGGTTATGTATGGGTAGGTGGTAGTGGTAATGTATCTACATTAGCCCCTACTTCTTCATTTGGAGGAGGTGGTGGTGGAAGTGATATCACTGCTCTAAATGCATTTACTCAATCTGCCGATGGTAGATTAGATAATTTAGAATTAACTTCATCTTCTTTACAAACTGAAGTAAACGCTATTAAATTATTTACACAATCTGCTGATGCAATACTGGTTAGTTTAGAATTAGCAACTGCTTCTTTAGAAGGACAAGTTAGTTCTTTAAATTCATTTACTTCTTCACAAGAAGACCTAAATGTAACCTTTGCAACAACTGGTTCAAATACATTTGTTGGAAACCAAGTTATTAGTGGTTCGTTAACCATTAGTGGTTCATCTACTTTTAGAAACATTGGTCCAACTATACTATCAGGTTCAGTTGATATAAGTGGAAGTATTAATTCCGATGGATATGAATTAGCAGCATCATCAACATCAACTATACCTGCGTTGAATTCTACATTCAATTTAAATTTATCAGGTTCAGGTGAATATGGTGGAGATAATTTTATTAAGAAAACATTGGTGTTGGGTGATGGTAAGATATTAATTGCTGGTAGATTTCAAAGCATTGATGGACATACCACAAATGATATAGCTAGATTAAACTCAAATGGTACAATAGATACATCATTTACTTCTCCAATCTTTGGAGATGTATTTGGTGGTGGAGATTATTATGGTTATATAAATACATTTGTTACTCAATCTGATAATAAAATTGTAGTAGGCGGTAATTTTATAGAGGTTAGTGGTAGTACACGAGAAGGAATTGCAAGATTAAATGCTAATGGTACATTAGATACTACATTTGCAGCTCAGTCTTGGGGTTCATTTGGGGAAGTAAGGGATATTGTAATTCAAAATGATGATAAAATAGTTTGTGTAGGTTATTTTACATCAGGAAGTAGACGAATAAATACTGATGGTACTCTTGATACTTCTTTTAATGTAAGTACTGGAAGCAATAACCCTTCTTTTTTTAATACTGATAATTTTCATTCAGTTGCATTATTGAATAGTGGTTCCGAGCAAGCAATTTTAATTGGTGGTTCATTTACACAATGGGGTTCATTAGCTGATTACGATTTTCTTGTAAAACTTAACCCTAATGGTGCTTTAGATTCAGGATTTGCTGGTACTAATTTAGATATAACTACCGGTGATAGTTTAGATAAAATCAAAAAAATTAAAGTAACCGATGCTTACTCCCCAGGTGATAATGGTTATATCTATATTGCTGGTAGATTTAAAGATACTAGAACAGGACCAAATGTTAGGAATGCTGGATTTGCAAGATTAACAACCGCGGATGAAGGAGATGGTGTTGGTGCATTTGATAGTGGATTTAGAACATATATAAGTGGTTCAGATCAAAATCTACCGGGTGTATCTGTGTATGTAAATGATTTTGATTTCTACGATAGTGATAAAATCCTATTAGGTGGTAACTTTATCACCTTTGGTATTCCTGGCTACTCTACTACATCCGCTAACAGATTTGCAATAATAAGTCAAAATACTGGTAATCTCATAAGTGGATGGGCTGCTTCTGGTAGTGCATCTACATATAATTTAAATACCGGTAGTGTAAATTCGGTAACACTTTTACCAAATGATAATGTTTTAGTAGGTGGTACATTTACTAGTGCTAGTTCCCCTCAAACTGCAAGAGAAGGATTGGCAAGTTTAAAACTAACTGGATTCGGTAATGTAACAACAACAACTGATTACTCAATCACTGCAGATACCAATCAACTATTGATTAGCTCATCTAATACATACTTTAGTGGAGATATAACTGCATCAACAATTAGTGGTTCATTCATGGGTGATGGTAGTGGATTAACTAATCTTGTTTTACCAAGTGGAGTAATTTCTGGTTCATCTCAATTAACAACATCTCTTGATTCTCGTTATCTAAATGTAAGTGGTGAAGGAACTATTTCTGGTTCATTTACTGGTTCATTTGTTGGAGATGGTAGTGGATTGACAGGAGTTGGTTCAAGTTTACCGAGCGATATTCTTTCTTCTTCAGTAACAAACTTTACTGATTATTCACAATCAGTAGATACACGAATAGGTAGTATAGTAACTGGAACTGGATTTGCAACCACCGGTTCAAATACATTTGTTGGAAACCAAATAGTAACTGGTTCATTAACACTTTCTTCTTCTAACTCAGTAGATTTAAGAGTAGTAGGTGATTCTGTATTAAGTGGTTCACTTACCGTAACTGGTTCAATAACAGTACCTGGTTCAGGTTCATTAGTAAATTTTGTAGCCAACCCGTCTACCATGAGGTCTATAAGAGGAAATGGTGCAGGATTATTTAACATAGTAGAACAATCAGATGGTAATATGACATTTACCGTATCCAAAATAGGTACAGGTGACTTGACTGGAGCAATCACTTCAAATATATCTGGTTCTACAATCAATGGTTCATTTAGTGATAATACTACCACAACCAGTGGTGCAGGTAGAGGTGCAAGATTGAGAGGTTTTATATCAGGTGGCGTTGTTACAAGTGTTCAGATAGATACTTCAAATAGTAGTCTTGGATATGAAGAATATGGCCAACCTGCAAGTAGACAAGGTATAGTACAAACAATATGGTATACTGACAACTAGAGCAGGTATCATAAGTTCTGGTAGTATCTCAGTTGGTGCAGGTGTGAATACTCTAGGTGGTATTTACGGTAATAGTATAGCTGCAGGTACTGATGTGAATGTAACATCGGATTATTCAATTGCTGTTGGACGAGATTTGTATAATGATAATAGTACTGCATACGCAAACGCAACCTTTGGAATGCACCATAGTTCAAGTAATTATGCACAAACCATCGTTGGTATCGCGAGTAGATTAGATGATACAGGAGAAGGTGCGTTTGTAGTTGGTAATGGCACAACTAGTTTTGGTGATGAACCTGATACTAGAAGTAACTTATTAGTTGCACAAGGAAATAAAGTACAAATAACCGGTTCACTTGATGTGAGTGGTAATGGATATGTAATATTATCTAAAGTATCTGCTTCTTACAATTACGCTGATGATACGGCTGCACAAGCAGGTGGAGTTCCATTGGGAGGTTTATATCACACATCTGGTTCAGTTAAAATTAGACTAGTATAAAAAATATAATAAATAATTTATATAAAAGTAAATAGAAATACAATAGATGGCAACATTAATTCAAAGTAAACAAATACAAGGTGTAGTAACCGCTTCAGTTATTGAAGGTGAATTTTTAGTTTCAGGTTCACTTGTAACTTCAGGTTCTATATTTGTAGATGGAGATATCACCGCATCGGGAGTAGTAAAAGGTGCATTTATTGAGGGTGATGGTTCTCGTTTGACTGGTGTTACCGCAGAGGGTACTGGTATCAATATAGTGAGTGGCAACATAGATTTCGTTGCCACTCAATTTGATTTTAGTGGTTCGGGTATTAGTATTTCTGCAATAAATTCGAATACTGCATCAATTAGTATTAAGAGTGGGTATGAAGAAGGTGGTTTATTTAGAACATATTCAACATATAACACATTATTATCATCATCGGTTTCAAATTTCTCCGATGGACAAATTGTTTATGTTGTAAGTAATAATACATTATACCAAGCGGATATTACATACGCTGATATGATTACAACATTTACCGATACTATTGTTTGGAATTCTTATACATTTGCAATTGGTGATTCTTCGGTAGATGGTGGAAATGGATTATCAAAATCAGTATTATCAGGAGTAACAACTTTAACATTAGATACTGGCTCTAATCATTTTCAACGAGGAGTTGAATTTGTAATTTCATCAGGTTCTTATATTATAGATTCGGGTTTAATTTAATCATTTTAAAGATAATATTTATATAGAAAATTTAGGTACTATATAGTACTTATAAATTAGGCAAATGTCCTGTTTAACTAATAAAGGTTTTCGTTGTAACAAACTAAAAAAACAAAAAACAAACTATGGCACAAATTATTAAACACAGAAGAGGTTCGTTAGAATCTATCGGTGCAGCAACCAAACGTGCTGGAGAATTGTTAGTTGTTACTGGTTCATCAGGAATCACTGCCGCAAATGGAAATTCAATTCTATTCGTTGGTATCGATGGTTCAACTGCTACTCCTGCTAACAAAGTTCTTCAAGGAACTACTGTACCAAATTTAACTGGTGCTTCTTACGATACTTCAGTAGATGGTATTCCATTTTACGATACTTCTGCACAAAAATTATATATTTTAAATAAAGGTGGTAATGTAGAAGTAAAAGCTACAGCACAAACTAATGGAACTGGAATTGTTTCAGGTTCTTCTCAAGTAACTGCTTTATTACCGGCTGGAACCGTTTCAGGTTCATCACAAGTTAATGCCGATTCGATTACCAATTTTGATACAAATGTAAAAGATAAGTTAAATGCAGATGGTGTAATCTCTGGTTCATCACAAGTATCTTATGTTGGGTTATCTAACATCCCTGCAGGAATTGTTTCTTCATCAGCCCAAATTGATGCGTTATTTAATTTAGATGGTGTTGTTTCATCTTCTGCTCAAGTAAAAGATTTATTACCAGCAGGAACTGTCTCTGGTTCATCACAAGTATCTTATGTTGGGTTATCTAACATCCCTGCAGGAATTGTTTCATCATCAGCCCAAATTGATGCTCTATTTAATATTGAAGGTGTTGTTTCATCTTCTGCTCAAGTAAAAGATTTATTACCAGCAGGAACTGTCTCTGGTTCAATTCAAGTATTGGGTGGAACTGGAATTGTTTCATCATCTGCGCAAATTGATGCGTTATTTAATTTAGATGGTGTTGTTTCATCTTCTGCTCAAGTAAAAGATTTATTACCTGCGGGTTCAGTATCGGGTTCATCTCAAGTATCTTTTGTAGGATTATCAAATATTCCGGTGGGAATTGTTAGTGGTTCTACACAAGTAAAGAATTTATTACCAGCAGGAACTGTCTCTGGTTCAATTCAAGTATTGGGTGGAACTGGAATTGTATCGGGTTCATCACAAGTTGTAACTTTATTACTTAATCAAGCTACTGATTTTGGTACTGGTAGACTTTCTGCCGATTCAATTGGTAATGCAGATGGAACTTCTACAATTACTGGTTCATTTGTAGGTAATGGTTCTCAATTGACAGGTTTAGTAACTGCTCTTAAAATAAGTGGTTCTAATGGTTCAAATGATTCAGTAGATTTACTAACTGATGTATTAACAATTACTGGTAGTGGTATTGTAACTGCTATTGTAACTAATAATACACTTACCCTTTCTGCCGTAAATTCATCTACAACACAAAAAGGTGTTGCATCATTCGATTCTGATGATTTTTCAGTTTCAACTGGTAATGTTTCTATCAAGGCTAATGGTGTAAGAGCTGCAAACCTTAATGCCGATGTTGCAGGTACTGGTTTATCTTTGGATGGTGTTGATAACTCACTTGAAGTTGATTATGGTTCCACTTCAGGAACTGCAGTAGAAGGTAACACTAACTTAACTATTCAAGGTACTGCAAACGAGATTCAAATCTCAAGTGGTTCAGTAACTTTAGGTGCTGGTGGTACAGTAACAATCGGATTACCTGATTCAGTTACAATAGCAACTGCATCTATTCAAAATAACTTATCTGTTGGAAATAACTTGACAGTTGTTGGTAACTTGTATGTGCAAGGTTCTACTACAACGGTAGATTCAACTACAATCCAATTAGGTGATAATATCCTTGAATTGAATGGTTCAGGTGCTGCAAATGGTGGTTTATTGGTTAAAGATGTAACTATTCCTAACACAGTTTCAGGTTCATTATTGTGGGATTCTAGTAATGATTATTGGAAAGGTGGAGCATTAGGTTCAGAAAAACAATTTGCAAGATTTAACGCAACTCCAACTTCAGCTTCAGTTCAAGTAATCGGAGCAAATGGATTATTGGTCGATTCTGATATTACCGATGATGGTGTTGTTGTTACAATAACTACTGATTTGATTATTAATGGATTAACTGCTAATTCATTCCTAGTAGCAAATGGCACTAAAGAACTTACTTCAGTTGCACCTTCAAACACAGGTGATTTAATTCAATGGAATGGTTCTTCATTCGTGGCATCAAACACTATCGATGGTGGTACATTCTAATTAGAATATATTTAAATTTAAAAATCCCCTTCCTCTTGGTTGGGGATTTTTTTATACTTTTTATTTTCTTATACTTATATAAGAGAAGTTATACACATTTCAAAAGAAATTATTAAATAAACATATATTTATAGATAAATTAAATGGAAATCTAAATAGATGGCTGCAATACTACAATTAAGAAGAGGAACAACTCCAAGTACAACCATATCCGAACCATATTTTAATACAAGTTTAAATACTTTGCAACTCGGTACTGGTGCGAGTACAATAACTCTTGTAAAATTAGGTTCAAATACTGGTAATATCACATTAACTGGAAATTTAAGTATCAATGGCGGTATTTCAGGGTCAACCCTTGATATTACTGGTAACGCCAAAATAGATGGTAATGTTCAAATTGGTGGAAATATTATTTTAGGTACTGGTTCGAACGATATTATTACCGTAAATGCACCATTTACTGGTTCACTTATACCACAAGAAGATGCACAAGATGATTTAGGTTCTATTACTAAACGATTTAACGAACTTCATGTAGTTTCTGCATCAATAGATAGTATTTCCTTACCAGGAAGTGGTATTTTATCATCTTCAAATGAAAATTTTACAACTTTTTCGCAATCAGTTGATTCTCGTTTAGATAATTTACAATTATTTACTTCTTCACAAGAAGATTTAAACCAAACTTTTGCAACTACCGGTTCAAATGTATTTAGTGGGTCACAAACTATAACTGGTTCCATAACCGTAACCGAAACCCTTAAATCACAAGTATATATCAATCCAAAAACTTTAAATGGATTCACGGTTCCTGATGGACATAACGCAATGTTGGTAGGGCCAGTTGATATTAATGGTAGTGTGACACTTGAAGGCGATAGTAGTTTACTAATTTTAGATAAAATAACTCTTCCTGATGGTTTATTATCATCATCTACAACCGATTTTGATACTTTTTCATCATCTTTAGATGATAAATTTGCAACTCTTGGTTCAAACACATTTATTGGTGACCAAACTATAACTGGTTCCATTTTTATGAGTGGTTCTACTCATCAAGTTGGAAATGTATTTCTAAGTGGTTCCCTAACAGTGAGTGGTTCATCCACTTTTACAAATATAGGTCTGACAGTATTATCAGGTTCTACACTTGTGAGTGGTTCTACTTTCCAAACCGGTAGTATAGATGTTAATGGTGATGTAATTGCAGATAATTTACAAATAAGAGGAACTAATCGTTTAATAACTGCAGATTCAGACCAATTAATAGTAAGTTCAAGTACTACTTACTTTAGTGGTGATGTTAATGTATTTGGTAGTGTAACTGCTTCAGTATTTAGTGGTTCATTTGTTGGTACATTGCCTTCACAAGATGGAAGATTAGATAATCTGGAATTATTTACATCTTCACAAGAAGATTTAAACCAAACTTTCGCTACTACTGGTTCAAATATCTTTATTGGTACTGAAAGAATTGTTGGTAATTTAACCGTGACTGGTAGTATTTTTGCTAATACAAAAAATCACACATTATCCACTTCTGGTTCAGAACTTACAATATCAAATCGTACGGCCCAATTATCAGTACAACCATCAGGTTCCTTAAATTTCGGTACGCTAACATTAATTGATAATGATGATTCATTATCTACTGCTCTTTTATTTGCATCAACAATTCGTATTGGTCAATCATCTATAACTGATAATATTTTTATTGGTAATAATAATTCTAATACTACAATCACAGGTAATGTAAATTTTGATAATGATATAACGGCATCGCAATCTATAACTGCTTCGTATTTTGTAGGTGATGGTAGTGGTTTGATAAATGTTACTGCAGGAGATGTAGAATTTGAAAACATTTTAAATAAACCTACTTTAGTATCAGGTTCAGCCCAAATTGATGTAAATAATACTCAAAATTTCACAACTTTTTCATCTTCAGTAGATGGTAGATTAGATACTTTAGAAAATTCATTCTCAACATCAGTAGATTCTCGTTTAGATAGTATTGAAGCATATACATCTTCATTGAAAACTGCTATTGATGTAACTGGCCAAAACTTAACAATATATGGTGATTTAACGGTACAAGGTAATACAACAACATTAAATACAACCGAATTAATAATTGAAGATAAAGTTTTATCACTTGCATCTGGTTCCACAACTTCTGCACAAGCAGATGGAGCTGGATTATACATTTCGGGTGCAAATGCTTCGATTTTATGGAATGATTCTCAAACTTTATTAGAAATAAATCAAAAAGTATCATCTTCAGTAGGATTCAAAGGGGATGGTTCTGAATTAACCGGTGTAACTGCGGCAGATGTAGAGTTTGAAAACATTCTAAATAAACCAACTTTAGTTTCTGGTTCATCACAAGTTACATCTTCATTAGATTTTAGATATTTAGAAATTAATGGAGATAATGTTTTTAGCGGTTCATCTCAAATTGATATTACACAAACTACCGGATATACTACTTTTTCAGGTTCATTTGGAAATAGATTAACAAGTTTAGAATTAGATTCTGCATCCCAAGATATTAGAATATCTAATTTAGAAACAGTAAGTGGTTCACAAGATGTTAGATTATCTAATTTAGAATCATTTACATCTTCTCAAGATGCCAAAAATTCTGCATTAGGAACTTATACATCTTCTATTGATGATAAATTTGATGTATTACAAACTTATACACAATCAATTAATGATGATTTAAGTTCTTTGCACTCTTATACTCAATCGAATGATGCCAAATTTAGTGCATTAGGTACATATACTGCATCAGTAGATACTAAATTTAGTAATTTAGAATCATATACTGCATCAGTTGATGATAAATTCGATGTATTACAAACTTACACTCAATCGATTGATGCTGATTTAAATTCTTTACATTTGTATACTCAATCAAATGATACAAATATATCAAATTTATATAATTCGGCATCTCAATACCAATCTTTCTCACAATCTATTGATTCTACAATAAAAAATAAATTAAATGTAGAAGGTGTAGTATCATCATCAACTGATACATCCACAATAGATTTCTCAATTACAAATGGTGTAATTAGTGGTAATGTAATCGGTGGAGTAATATCTGGGTCATCACAAGTAACACAATCTTTGGATTCAAGATACGAAGTATCAGGTTCAGTTGCTGATTTGGTTGGTATTTACCAAGTTTCTGGTTCATTAGGTTCTGCTGCATGGTATAATGTAACAACTTCATTGGATGTTAATTTGGATACAGCTAGTCTAAATGATAATATACTTTTATCTGCAGGAGCAACTAAAAGATTTATTGTCCATGTGTTGGATAATGTAATCAATCCGGCAGACATTACTTCTGTTACGGCAGGAGATGGTTTAGACGGGGGTGGTAATTCAGGTGATGTAACATTGACACTTGATACTGCATCTGGTCATTTTACCGATGGAGTAGATTCAGCAATAACACCTTTTAGTTCATCAGTATCCGCATCTTTAGCTGGGTTAGCATCAGCTTCTGGTTATATCAATTATGTAACAAATAGTATAGAACAATTAACTGGAATAGAAGTGGCAGATTTTGATAATAATGTGGCGGTGACATTTATTGGTGGAACTTTGAAATTTATTTTCGGTACACCTGCAGTACCTTCATCAATCGCAGCATCTTTAAGTGGATTCTTGACAGATAGATTCAATCGTATAAACGATGAGTATACTTTAAATGGTACTTGGAATAATGGTGGGTATACACTAATCAGTGCATCCTTATATGAAGGATCTACCCTATTAAATCAAGTGGGTAGTGGTACATCAATATCGTTTACCACCACAACAAGTGGGTCACATACATATAGATTAGAATTAACCGGAAGTTCTCCATTAGATGGTAGTATATTTACAAGTTCTGCTACAACTACTGGTACAATTTCCAAATCAAATCCAGCATCTCCAACATTAACACCATCGGTGACAGTTCAATTAGGTGCATCTTCGAATCAAATCGAGCAAGGTGCAACTGGTAGTATTTCATTTACATCTTCATCTGCTGACCCATCAAATGGTTGGGATTTGGTTGAAGTTACAACAAATGTTAGTACTCCGTATCTTATTACTGGTTCTGCAACTGGTTCTTCATCAATTAGTATAATTGCAAGTGCCAGCTATGAATCTCCAATCGGTGATAATAATCCTGATCTAACAATAATAAGAACCACTACACAAACATATAACAAAATTAGAAGTTTAAGATATGGTGCAAGTGATGCAGCTTCATTTACTGCCGGAGAATTGGAAAATTTGGCATTGTGGGATACAACTTTGGGAGGAACAATTGGAACGATTGCAAAAGGAACAACTACTGCAAGTGGACAATCGGTAACAATAAGTTGGACTGGTGATAAATACCATTATATTGTATTCAATAGTTCCTTATCTAATCTATCTAACATAACAACGAGTGGATTTGGTGTATTGGGCCAATTTAGTGTAACAACAGTTGGACAATATAAAGTTTATAAAACAAATACTTTACAAGCAGGTGGTGCTGGAAGTAGTATAACATATACATTAACATAAAATAGAGAATAGAAAATGGCAATTATATTACCTGGTGGGTTTAACATAACGAACAACGAACCTGTTGATGCTAGATTAACATTAGTGGATGAGAATGCTAGATATTCTCTATCATCTGCTAATGTTTATGAAGGATTAATAGTTTTTCAACAAGATAATAATACGATATGGGTGTTAACCGATACTTCAAATGTTGGAAATTCAAATGGTTGGACTCAATTACAAATAGGAAGTGTTAGTTCAAACCTACCATCAGGTGTAGTTTCGGGTTCATCTCAATTAACATCATCTTATGATTCAAGATATGTAAATGAAACTGACTTTACGGAGTTTAGTTCATCGGTAGATGATAGATTAGATTTATTAGAATCAAACTCATCTTCATTAAATAATTTATTTGAAGAAAAAGCAAGTGGAACACATACTTTAGTTTCAGGTTCATCACAATTAACATCATCTTACGATAATAGGTATGTTACATTAGATGGTGATCAAACTATAAGTGGCACAAAAACATTTAACGATATAGTTGTTAATGGAACTGGTTCATTTGCTTACATAACTTCGGTTAGTGGTGCTGCAAAAATTATCGGTGATGCATTTATTGTTGTAAACACCGATACTCCAACCTCACGATATGCTGGTTTATCAGTATATGATTCAGGTTCTACTCTTTCAACTGCTTCATTCTACTATGATGGCGAAACTAATGATTGGGGATATGAATATAGTGGTTCAGCCGGCATAGATTATGCGGTTACTATATTTGGCCCTGAATATACAACAAAAGGAACCCCAACTTATTTAACTTCGAACAGAGTTCCAAAAGCAGTTGATAATCATCACTTAAATGATTCTAATATTACCGATACCGGAACTTTAATAACACTTGGTTCTAATTCGGTTGTAAATGGAACATTCTATGCAACTGGAACTACATTAGTATCAGGTTCATCACAAATTTCGTATCCTAATTTATCAAATATCCCTGCCGGAATCGTATCAGGTTCATCTCAAGTAACTCCCTTACTACCAAGTGGAGTAGTATCGGGCTCATCACAAGTTTCTTATGTTGGCTTATCTAATATCCCTGCAGGAATCGTATCTGGTTCATCTCAAATAACTCCTTTATTACCAAGTGGTGTAGTATCGGGTTCTTCACAAGTTAATGCAGATTCAATCACTAACTTTGATTCAAATGTAAAAGATAAATTAAACGCAGATGGTGTAATTTCAGGTTCTTCACAAGTTAATGCAGATTCAATCACTAACTTTGATACGAATGTAAAAGATAAGTTAAACGCAGATGCAGTAGTTTCGGGTTCATCTCAAATTACAAAATCATTACAAGATGTAACTTCAGTAGGTAATACTACTTCAACTTCTATATCAATTACAAATAACACTGCTTCAACTTCAAAAACAACTGGAGCATTAATAGTAACAGGTGGTATTGGAACGAGTGGTGATGTATTCGCCGGTGGTGATGTTGTTGCTTATGCATCATCCGATAGAAGATTGAAAAACGAAATCACTCCAATTTCAGAACCTTTGCAAAAAATTAATCAAATAGGTGGTTATTCATTTACTTGGAACGAAGAAAAACAAAATATTTATAAAGGTAAGGATTATGGTGTAATTGCTCAAGAAATTGAAGAAATACTTCCTGAATTAGTTGGTACTCGTGAAAATGGATTCAAAGCCGTAAAATATGATAAATTAGTTTCCTTATTAATTGAAGGTATTAAAGATTTATCAAAACAAGTTGAAGAATTAAAAGAAAAAGTAAATAACCAATAATATAAATGGCACAAATCATACGATTAAAAAGATCAACTTCATCTGGTTCAAAACCAACAACTGGTTCATTACAAACTGGTGAAATTGCAATAAATGTGTATGATGGTAAAGCTTTTATTCGTAAAAGTGGTAGTGTAGATGAAGTAGTAGAATTTGTTACTACAAATACTCACACTGCAGTAGTGGGAAATATAAATATTTCAGGTTCTATTACTGCTTCTTATTTTGTTGGAGATGGTTCACAACTAACTAATATAACAGTTGACCAAGCTGCAACAATTCAAAAATCATTCACAAATCAATCAACCTGGATAGTTGACCACAATCTTAACACTCAAAACGCAATTGCACAAGTTTATGATAATGATAATTATCAAATAATTCCATCAACTTTACGAATAACTGATTCTAATAATATTACAATAACTTTTGAATCGCCTCGAAGTGGGTATGTAGTTGTTGCAAAAGGTGGACATATAGTGAGTGGTTCAATTCCTTCTACTAATGTAACTGGATTATCCAATACTATTACTAATCAAGTTAATAGTTTGGGCGTATTTAGTGGTTCTGCACAAATTACTTTAAGTGGTGATGTGACGGGTACTGCAAATGCAACCGTAATTTCACAAATAGATGGTGGTTCAATTTAAAAAGATATATTTATATAGTATAATAAAGGATAAATAGAGATGATAATACATAGTCCCGTAATTTCAGGTTCATTAACATTTGCAGATGGTGCAACATTCACATTACCACCGGGTGGTATATATAGTGGGTCATTTAGTGGATCATATCAAGGAGCATCATTTACTGGTGGTACTTTTAGTGGTATAATAAATTCTACAAATGGTGTAGTTTCGGGTTCATCACAAATTACTGCAGGTTCAACTACTGGATTTGCAACAGCCGTTAAAACTCAATTAGACACTAATACCGTTGTATCGAGTTCTGCTCAAATCAACGTAGCATCAACTACTGGTGATATTGCATTAGGAACAAGAACTTCAGGTAATTATGTTGCAACAATCACCGCAGGAAATGGTATTCTTACATCAGGGGCAACTTCAGGTGAAGGTATAACTCATACAATTTCTGCAGGTGGTGGTGTAGTTTCGGGTTCATCTCAATTAACATCTTCTTTCGATACACGATACTTAAATACACTTGGTGATGGGGTAGTTTCGGGATCATCACAAGTTGTTTATACATCACTTTCTTCTATTCCTGCAGGAATCGTATCTGGTTCATCACAAGTTATAAGTATTTTATCATCTCTTAATACTTACACTGGTTCTAACGATACAACTAATACTACTCAAAACAATAGATTAACTTCATTAGAAACTGCCAGTGGTAGTGCAATTACCCGATTAACTGCCCTTGAAGGAGAAACTGCTAATTTAGAAGCATTTACTGGTTCAATTAACACAACCATCAAAGGACAACTTGATGCTAACACAGTCATTTCTGGTTCATCTCAAGTAAATGCTGATACAATAACTAATTTTGATGCAAATGTACTTGCTTACAATAATTCATTAGCAGTAGTTAGTGGTTCTGCTTCTTCAGTTAAAACTTTTTTATCATTAGATAATGTAACTAATGAAAGTAAGGCAACGATGTTTAGTTCACCTACCTTTACTGGAACAGTAAGTGGTGTAACTGCAACTCATGTTGGTTTAGGAAATGTAACAAATGAAAGTAAGGCCACAATGTTTACCAGTGCAGCTCTTACTGGAACACCAACTGCACCAACTGCCGTTGCGAATACAAACTCAACTCAAATCGCTACAACTGCATATGTTCAACAAGAATTAACCGATTTAATTGGTGGAGCTAATGCAGCATTTGATACTTTAATTGAAATTTCTGCTTCGTTGGCAGCAGGTGATTCTACATTGAATACCTTAGTGGATGGTAAATTATCAAAATCATCTAACTTATCCGATTTAACAAATACTTCTACTGCTAGAACCAATTTGGGAGTAGCAATTGGAACTGATGTTCAGGCATATAATGCAACACTTGCTACAGTTGCAGGTGGTACATATAGTGGTGATGATTCAATCACTACAATTGGTACTGTGACTGCTGGTAGTGTAACTGCAATTTTACCAAGTGGTACTGTTTCAGGTTCAGGACAAATCAATGTTGCTTCTACAACTGGTGATATAGAATTGGGAACTAGAACTTCGGGTAATTATGTAGCAACAATTACTGCAGGAAATGGTATTGTTTCAAGTGGTGCAACTTCAGGTGAAGGTATAGCTCACACAATTTCTGTGGGAGGTGGTGTTATATCAGGTTCATCTCAAGTAAATCACAATACAACAACAAACTATGTTGCAAACCAACACATTGATCATACTACCGTATCAATTACTGCTGGAAATGGTTTAACTGGTGGTGGTACAATTGCTGCAACAAGAGACCTCAATGTTGTTGGTACTGCAAATAGAATTTCTGTATCTGCTGATGCAGTTGATATTGCTTCAACTTATGTTGGACAGACTTCAATTACAACTTTAGGTACAATTGGAACTGGTACTTGGCAAGGTTCAGTTATCGCTTCTGCATATTTAGATGCTGATACTGCTCACTTATCCGATACTCAAACATTTAGTGGAGCTAAAACATTCTCCTCTGCCGTTAATATTACAAACAACACTGCATCAACTACAATAACCACTGGTGCTCTTATAGTAACAGGTGGTGTAGGTGTAAGTGGAGCCTTGAATGTGGGTGGTGATGTTGTTGCATACGCTTCATCAGATGAACGATTAAAAGATAATATAGAAGTAATTTCAAATCCAATCCAAAAGGTACAACAATTAAAAGGTGTAACTTGGGAATGGAATGAAAATGCAGATGAATTACAACAATCGTTACCAAATGTTGGTGTAATTGCTCAAGATGTAGAGAAAGTTCTTCCACAATTAGTTCACGATAGAGAGAATGGATTTAAGGGTGTAGATTATGCCAAACTTACTGGTTTATTAATCGAGGCGATAAAAGAACAACAAAAACAAATTGATGAATTAAAATCAAAATTAGGATAAGAAAAAAAATTACCTTATATAAGGTATTTCTTATTTTTTTAATTATATAATGGAATCGGTAAACCATAGATATGGCACAAGTAGTAAAGTTAAAAAGAACAGCGGTTGAAGGTAAAGTCCCATCTACTTCCAATTTGGAGTTGGGGGAATTAGCAATTAATACATACGATGGTAGAATTTTCTTTGAAAAAGATAATGGTGCATCATCTATTGAACAAATCGTTACTACTAACTCTCAAACTACTGGCTCTATAAATATTATTGGTAATGTAACTGCTTCTATATTTTTTGGCAATATACAATCAACTAATGGTGTAGTATCTGGTTCATCCCAATTAACTGCATCTTTTGATACTCGGTATTTAAATACCAGTGGAGATGGTGTAGTTTCGGGATCATCTCAAATTACTTATTCAGGCATATCATCAATTCCAGTAGGAATAATTTCTGGTTCATCTCAATTAACCGCTTCATACGATACTCGTTATCTAAATACTTTAGGTGATGGAGTAGTTTCAGGTTCATCTCAAGTTGTAGGTATTTTAACATCTCTCAACTCATATACCGCTTCAAATAATACAACCAATACTACTCAAAATACTAGATTAGATCAACTTTCAACAGCAAGTGGTAGTGCAATTGGTAGATTAAATAATTTAGAATTAATTTCTGCAAGTTTATTAGGTGAAACTTTAAATTTAGAGTTATACACTGCCTCTAATGATACAAAATGGAGTATATTACAAAGTATAACTTCATCATTAATTACAGCAACATCTTCGTATGAACTCAGAGGTACCGGTATAATTTCCGGTTCATCCCAATTAACTGCATCTTTTGATACTCGTTATTTAAACACCCTCGGTGATGGTGTAATTTCGGGCTCTTCTCAAGTTGTTTACACATCACTTTCTTCGATTCCAGTAGGAATTGTTAGTGGTAGTTCACAAGTAGTTGGAATATTAGGTTCATTGAACTCATACACCGCATCAAACGATACAACTAATACTACTCAAAATAGTAGATTAACTTCGTTAGAAACTGCAAGTGGTTCTGCAATCAGTAGATTAAATACTTTAGAAGTTGAAACTGCTAATTTAGAAGCATTTACTGGTTCAATTAATACAACTATTAAGGACCAATTAAATGCTAACACAGTAATTTCTGGTTCTTCTCAAGTAGTTTATACCTCACTTTCTTCCATCCCTGCAGGAATAGTTTCTGGTTCATCTCAAGTTAACGCAGATTTAATCACTAATTTTGACTCAAATGTAAAGGAAAAGTTAGATGCAGATGGAGTTTTATCAGGTTCAGTAATAAATGGCAATAAAACATTCTCAAATGATGTTACTATTAGTGGTAACTTAACGGTAAATGGTACAACAACAACCGTAAATTCTAATACCGTAAATATTGGAGATAACATTCTTATTCTAAATTCCGATGAGACAGGAACTCCTTCTCAAAACGGTGGTATTGAAATTGAAAGAGGTACCTCTACAAATGCATCATTGATTTGGAACGAATCAATTGATCAATGGCAAGCTGGTTTAAGTGGTTCTGAAGTAAGTTTAGTAGATGTTTCTTCTACACAAAGTCTTTTCAACAAAACCATCAATGGTGGAAATAATACTATATCCAACATTGGTAACTCATCCCTAACAAATAGTTCAATCACAATTGCAGGTACATCAACTGCATTGGGTGGGTCTATCACTACTGCAACTATATTACAAGGAACTGGAATAGTTTCAGGTTCATCTCAAATTACTTATTCAGGAATTTCTTCTATCCCAGTAGGAATTGTCTCAGGTTCTGCTCAAGTAACACCATTACTTCCAACTGGAGTAGTTTCTGGTTCATCACAAGTTATAAGTATTTTATCATCTCTTAATACTTACACTGGTTCAAACAATACAACTAACACAACTCAAAATAATAGATTAACTTCATTAGAAACTGCCAGTGGTTCTGCTATTACAAGATTAACTGCATTAGAAGTTGAAACTGCTAATTTAGAAGCATTTACTGGTTCAATTAATACAACTATTAAGGGTCAACTGAATGCTAATACCGTAGTTTCTGGTTCATCCCAAGTATCTTATATAGGACTTTCAAATATACCTGCGGGTATTGTTTCGGGTTCATCACAAATAACTTCTTTACTTCCAACTGGAGTAGTATCTGGGTCATCTCAAGTTATTAATTCACTTGTAAGCCAATCAGTTAATTTAGGAACTGGTGCAATAACTGCTTCATTTTTCAAAGGTGATGGTTCACAACTTACAAATTTACCTGCTGCAGATGTATCTCAGGTTGCTACAGTAACATCCTCATTTGATAATCAATCCACAATTTCAGTAACACATAATTTCAATACTAAAAATGTAATAATTTCAGTATATGAAAATAATGATACTCAAATTATACCATCTTCAATCACACTTACAAATAATAATACTGCAACAATAGTTTTATCTGCAAATCATAGTGGATATATTGTAGTTGCAAAAGGTGGACATATAGTTTCAGGTTCTGCAACTGATTCATCTGCATTAAATGGTCAACCTGGTTCTTATTATTTAGATTATACCAATTTTAACACATAACTTAAACGAAGAATATCCAATAGTTCAAGCTTGGAATACTTCAACAAAAAGACAAGAATTACCTTCAATTATAGAATCAACTTCAGCAAATGCTCTTGATATAACTTTTTCAGGTAATTTTTCAGGAAGAATTATAGTAAAAAAATAAAGTTAAATGATATACGATGTATATTACACAACCGGTGGAGGTCCTTGGGTAAATGCAGGAACTGATACTTGGGTAAACTTATGGATGGAATTAATTGTACCTAAATTAAAGGTAAAACCCATCCTTATTCTCCATAGAAATAGACCAAAAGGACACGAAAATTATCAATTTCCAATAGAAGCGTATTGGCATGGTGATAATATCCAAAAAGTTGAAGAAATTTGTAGAAATGCAAGGAGAATCAACATTTTACATGGTCATTACACCCCAATGAAGGTAATCGAGGAGAATAAACACAAAATTCACTCAAATATACTTCATAATTCAGTAGACCATATCATAAAATCCCAAGTTGGAACCGATGCTTCACTTGGTTGGCACCCTTATTTGGATTCTGCATGGGAAACACAAGTAAATGAGTGGGCAACTCACTCAATTTGGATAGGATTATACGATATTTTGATTCCAAACAAGAATATTCGTAATTTTTATGATTTTAAATGGGATTTACCACTTTCAGAATCAAATAATTTAGGATTTGCTGCTAGATGTGAAGGTAGAAAGAATCCACACTATTTAGATGGGTTAAAATCTTATATTTTTACCAATTCAGTTGAATTTAACTCAATTTGGAAAAATGGTGCCAAAATAGATACATCAAAATCCAAATTATATCATTACGATTCAACTTTTAAAGATAAATTCTATAATATGAATTGGGGAATTTCTCATTCTGCGTTTTCATCTGAACCATTTGGATATTCTATATTTGAAGCAGTAGATAGAGGAAAACTACCAATAATACACACAAATTGGTGTAAAGAATTGGAGTATCCATATCGAGTTTCAACTAAAAAGGAGTTTCTTGATATTTATAATAAGTTATTGGAAACCCCTTACGATGAAAAATGTTTTTGGTTTAATAAAATCAAATCATTTATGATAATGAATTTTTCAAACAAACAAAAGTGGGTAGATGATTTACTTGATATTTATAATACATAAGGAACAAATATGCCAACACTTACTTCAGGAGATACTCTATCACTCAATAATTTAGCAGGAGCAACTGGATTTACACAAAATTCCAATGTTTCACTTGGTAATATTCGTGGTTCTGCAGTTACAACCGGTCTTTCGTTCTACGCTGTAGATTCAATAGATGACGTATCGGGATTTACCTATGCAGTAGAAAACACCTCCGAGACATATACATTAGGAACTACTGGAGGGGGTAGTAGATTTTCTCAAATAAGTGGTAGAGGTTCAAATGTTACTTGGGGTATCACCGGTGGTGATAAATTATCAGTTTCTGCAAATAATGGTGTTTCTGCTACTATAGCAGTAGGTAATATGACAAATGCACCTACCCAAACTGTTTTACAACCAGTATTATTACATACAGTTTCTGCAACTTTCGCAGATGGATTCAATCAACACGCAGTTAGATATAACACTGCAAGAACAAAGACCGTTTATTCGGTGGATTCATATGATGGAAACTCAACTGCTTTATGTTTAACTATCGATTCACCAGTAACCCTTGCAGATGGAACAATCGTAGAAGCAGGTGATTTAAATGAAGGTGATTTACTAAAAGGGTTCTCAATCGGTGGTTTAAGTGAAGATTCAGATGGAACTTTCTTGGATTGGTCCACTAATTCGCTTTCTACTACCCCAAAAGATGTAACTATTGTTAATTTAACTTATTCTTTTGCATCTCGTTATTATGATATTAATAATGGAGAAGTAACTGCTACTTCAGAACACCCAATGTTGGTAAAAGATTCAGTAAGTGGTGATTATCTATTCAAAGAAATGTTTAATTTAGTGGTAGGTGATAAGTTGGTTAAAGGAGATGGAACTGAAGTTGATATTACTTTAATAGAAATCGTTGAAAAAACAACCGAAATTGTCTCAATTGATGTGGAATCAGAAGATACCTATATGGTAAATGGATATATTACTCACAACAAAGGTGGTAATACACATACTGATTTACCTGCACCTGGTGCTCCGACTAGTGTTTCATACACCCAACCAAATGTAACTTGGACTGCTCCTGCATCGACTGGAACTACTGGTATTACTGCTTATGAGTGGCAATTAGCTACAACTAACACATTTACTACTATTACACATAGTGCAGATGAATGGAGTACAAATATTGTAGAGGTACTTAGCCTTTTTGGAGGAACTCGTTTTTTCAGAGTTAGGGCAATTGATCAAGGATTAAAAGGAGCATGGTCTGCTACTATTCAAATTGATACTCCATCTTAATAAATAATCATTATTATTTTTGTTGTTTGGAGAAACCTCATATATTTATATATAAAAAATAACAACTAAATATATCAAAATGATGGAACAAATCAAGTTTACACAAGAAGAAATCAATTCAATTAATCAATTAAAAACCGATGTTGAACTCGTTTTTACTCAATTAGGACAACTTTCAGTTGAGAGAAAAAGAAGAAACGATGAAGTAGATGAAATTGAAACTCAACTATTCAAACAACATCAAGATTTAGTAGAAAAAGAACAAGAATTATTTAAAAGTTTGAATGAAAAGTATGGTGATGGTAATTATGACCCAAATACTGGCATATTTACTCCCATAAATAATCAGGTTAATCAGTAAAAAAATATTCTTTACAAAAAGTAAATAATATTTATATTCGTATCATTACACAATTGAAATTATAAAGGAGTAATATAAAATGGCAGAAAAGATTGTATCACCTGGTGTATTTACAAGAGAAAATGACCAATCATTTTTATCTCAAGGTATTGGTGAAATCGGAGCAGCAATAATTGGACCTTTTGCTAAAGGACCTGCTTTCGTTCCAACCGTAGTAAACACCCAATCAGAATTTGAATCAATTTTCGGTACACCAGATGGTTCATACTATACTGGTTACGCGGTTCAAAATTATTTAAGAGAAGCTGGAACAGTAACTATTGTTCGTGTTGGTCATATCGGTGGATATACTCAACGAGGAACTGTTGGTATTAAAGTATCAGGTTCAAACGGAGAAAAATTAGTTGGTGTTCTAAAATCAACTCATCACTGGACAACATCAGGTAACGGTGATGCTATCACTGCTTCTATTGATGCTCAAGAATCATCTTCTGCATTCAGTATTACACTAAGTGGTTCTGATTCTGCATATAACACAGAAATCTCTGCATCTATCCTATACACTGCTGGAAATGATTTATCAGATGTATTTGGTGGAAATCCAAGAGGTTCCAAGGGTGTTTATGTATCTCAATTTTTTGAAAATGCAGCTATATCAACATTTAATATATCATCTGGTTCAGAAGTTTCATTGGTAAGTTTAGGAGAACAAAGTTTTGTAGACCAAGATTGTTCTTATGCTTCCACTCCTTGGATTATATCACAAGAAATTTCAGGTGAAACACATCAACTATTCCGTTTCCATACTATTGGTGATGGTACTTATGCTAATACTGAATACAAAATTTCAATTTTTAATATAAAAGCAGCAGGTGAATCAAACGCAACTGATTATGCAACTTTCTCTATTGTAATTAGAGGTTACTCTGATACTGATAGAAGAAAATCTATTTTAGAAACTTACAACAATGTAAATTTAGATCCATTATCTCCAAATTACATCTTAAAAGTAATTGGTGACCAAAACATCACTATTGATGAGAATGGTAAAATGACAATGAATGGTGATTATACGAATCGTTCAAGATTGGTTAGAGTAGAAGTTTCCGAAGAAGGTTCTTTCCCAGTTACGGCAGGACCTTTCGGACACCAACCATATTATTCTCCAATAAGAGGATTAGATTCAATCACACCTGCAGTTGTTTTCTCAACTGGTTCTGCAGATAACAATGCATCATCTACATTTAGATATTCGGGTATAGATTTGGAAACTGCAGTTGTAAGAGTAGATAATAACTACTTCTTGGCACCAATTCCAAACAATGCTAGTACTGGTTCAAATACAAGTTTCACATTTGATAATGCACCATTTAATTATTTATTGACTGGTTCAAACACTACTGATGTTGCAAAAAGACAATTTACAGTAGCATTCCAAGGTGGATTTGATGGAGTATCTCCAACTATAAAACACGCTTTGGCAAAAAATAATGATACTGAATGGGGTTCTGGTAATTCACAAGGATTTAACTTAGCTAATCCTACAACAAGTGGTTCAATTGCTTATGTAAAAGCTATTAACGCAGTATCTAACCCTGATGATTTTGATATCAACTTGGTAGCTGCACCTGGTGTTGTTAGAAGATTACACTCTTATGTATTCGATAAGATTGTTGATATGGTAGAAGCTAGAGAAGATGCATTCTACATTGGTGAATTGAGTGATTACGATGATTCAATTGATTTGGTAACATTGGAAGCACAAAATGTAGATTCTAACTATGTAGGTGCATACTACCCTTGGGTTAAAACAATCGATTCAAGAACAAATAAATTAACAATTGTTCCACCATCAGTATTAATGCCAGGAATTTACGCAGCCAATGATGCTATTGCAGCAGAATGGTTCGCACCAGCTGGTTTGAATAGAGGTGGTATCACTGGAGCAGTTAGTGTATTGAATAGATTAACTCATGCTGAAAGAGATACTCTATATGAGAACAAAGTAAACCCAATCGCTCAATTCCCTGGAGAGGGTATCGTGGCATTTGGACAGAAAACTCTTCAAGATAGAGCATCTGCATTGGATAGAATCAATGTAAGAAGATTGTTGATTAAAGTTAAGAAATACATTGCATCTACTTCAAGATACTTGGTATTCGAACAAAATACATCACAAACTCGTTCAAGATTCTTGAATACAGTAAATCCTTACTTGGAAGGAATCCAACAAAGACAAGGTTTATTCGCATTCAGAGTTGTAATGGATGAAACTAACAATACACCTGATGTAATTGATAGAAACATCTTGGCTGGACAGATTTTCTTACAACCAACAAGAACTGCTGAATTCATCGTGTTGGATTTCAACATCTTACCAACTGGTGCATCATTCAGTTCATAATTTAAAAAATAAAAAAAATTATATTTATTAGTATAATAGGAGAAAATAAAAAATGGCAGAAGTATTAGAATTTAACGATATGTTCTATACCAATTTCGAACCGAAGATGAAGAACCGCTTCATCTTCGAAGTAGGTGGTATTCCTTCATATTTAATAAAAGCATCTCAAAGACCTACAATTCAATTTGAAAAGGTTACTCTGGATCACATTAACGTAAAAAGACAACTTAAAGGCAAGGGTGAGTGGCAAGATATTACAATGACTCTTTATGACCCAATTGTTCCTTCAGGAGCACAAGCGGTAATGGAGTGGATACGTTTATCTCACGAATCATTAACTGGTAGAAATGGATATGCTGATATGTATAAAAAAGATATTCAATGTTATATGTTAGGTCCTGTGGGTGATAAAATCGAACAATGGACTCTAAAAGGAGCTTTCATTTCTCAAGCTAACTTTGGTGATTTGGATTGGGCAACTGGTACCGACCCTGCTACAATCGAATTAACAATTTCTTACGATTACGCAATCTTGGAATTCTAATACATTATTTCATTTTCTTATACAAGAGAGTTCTCGAAATGAGAACTCTTTTTTTTTCAACTTTTTTTAATTTATATATTTATATACAAACAACAAAATAAAGGTTTATTATGGCAAATTATGATTTTCCAACCGAAGTAATTTCACTTCCATCTCAAGGATTATGTTATCCTGAATCAAATCCTCTCTCTTCTGGTCAAATAGAAATTAAATACATGACTGCAAAAGAAGAAGAAATCTTAACATCTCAAAATTTAATTAAAAAAGGTATAGTTTTAGATAAATTATTTGAATCTATTATAGTAGATAGTAAAATCAATGTTGATGATATTTTACTTGGTGATAAAAATGCTATTATGTTAGCAACTCGTATTTTGGGATATGGACCTGAATATAATATTCAACTTACAAACAATTTAGATGAAAAAGAAGATGTAGTTGTTGATTTATCAAAAGTTCAGGTAAAAGAAGTTGATACTACTTTATTAACTCGAGAAAATAAATATAAATTTACAACATCAAATGGTAATCAATTAGAATTTAGATTATTGACACATGGTGATGAAAAAAAGATAGATGCCGATATAAAATCACTACAAAGATTAAATAAAGGTGCTTTAGGTGCTGAATTAACAACTAGATATAGATACATGATTGTTTCTGTAAATGGTAAAACTGATACTGGTGCTATCACAAATTTTATCAACAACCAATTCTTAACTAGAGATACTAAAGCATTTAGAGAATACATTAAAAAAATACAACCAGATGTGAAAATGGAGTTTGAATATGAAGACCCCCAAACGGGAGAAAAGGAGGTACGCTCGATTCCAATGGGCGTAGGGTTTTTTTGGCCTTCCGAGTAATTATTCAATTATACTTCATAAACAAATTTTTGAATTATGTTATTTTGGTAATGGATTTACTCAAGAAGGAGTTTATCGATTACCAATACACATACGAAATTTCTACTACAAACAATTGATAGATACTAAAAAAAGAGAACAAGAAGATGTAAAACAATCTCAGAAATCTAAATCAGCTGTAAGTGGCCCAAATGTAAATGTGAGAAGGTAAAACTCCTCACATTTTTTTTTATTTAATATTTATTAGAGTATAATTGGAGATAAACTAAAATGAAACTTACTGAAACAAAAAAAAATAAAATAAAAGAATTTATATCGAAAAAACACGATATGAAAGAAGGTGTTGTTGATTACATTTTTGGAAAAAAAATGGTTTCAAATTTAGAAAAAGATGACGATTTTTTGAAACTTGCTAGAAGTTTGGATAATGATATGGATACCCTTCGTAAAAAAGTAGAAAGAATGCAAAAAAACGGAGAAAGAATTCCTCATACATACAAAGCTATTTTAAACATTAGATAAGATTTTAAAAAATGTTAAACAATTCCCAGCAACAAAGAGAAATACTAAAATTACAAAATGAATATAATGAGGCATTAAGAGTATCTCAATCAATAGCTGGTGCAATAGTTCAAGATTTAGAAGACCAAATTAATAACACAAATGATATAAGTAGTGCTACAAAAAAATATATTCAAAATTTACAAAGTTCGGTAAAAAGTTTAGAAGATTCCGAAGATGTTCAAAAACAAATTATAAAAAATAATAAGGCAATAAATAATCTCCAAAGAGGTATTACTGATGCAAATAGAAAAGATGTTGAACAAAGGGTAGCTGCTTTACAAATAACAAATGAAGGATTACAATTAGATTTAAAAAGATTAACCACTATACAAAAGGTAGATGATGCTGCACAAAAGTTAGGAAGTAGCATGGGTGATGCTTTTGATGGTTTAGTTGATACGTTCGATGAAATTCCCCTAGTTGGTGGTATGCTATCCAAACTTGGTAAAATGGGTTCTTCGGTTTTTAAACAACAATTAGGAGTTGCATCAAAACAATTTACTACAAATTTTGCAAGTAATTTAGGGCAAGGTCAAGGTGTTATAACTGCTCTAAGAGGTGCAATGGGTGGTCTTTCAACTGGTGCAGCTGCAACTGCAATTGCAATTGGTGCAGTATTAATAGTAGTTGCTGCAGTAGTGGCAACAATCGCTATGGCAATAAAGAGATTCTCGGAACTTGACCAAGCAGCAAAAGCTTTTAGAGAGGAAACTGGTTTATTAGTTTCCCAAACAAGAGGAATGCAACAAAACATTCGTAATACGAATGTTGATTTCGCTAATTTAGGTGTAAGTGCCGAAAACGCAGCAAAAGCAGCAGCCGAATTTACAAATGCATTTGATGGATTACAACAACCATCTGAAGCTGTAATGGGTTCTATTTTAGTATTAAACAAGAACTTTGGAGTTTCGATAACCGAAGCAACGAAATTAAATAAAGTATTCCAAAACATTGGAGATTTAACTGCAGAACAATCTCAAGCATTAATAGGTCAAACTGTTGAAATGGCCAAATTGGCAGGTGTTTCACCTGATAAGGTTATTAAGGATATGGCGGATAATTCCGAATATGCTTACAAATACTTTGGAGGTTCGGCTGAAGAATTAAGAAATGCAGCAGTTGAAGCAGCTAAATTAGGAACCTCTATTGGAGAAGCAGGTAAAGTAGCAGATAATTTATTAGATTTTGAAAAATCTATATCATCTGAATTAGAAGCATCTGCTATGTTAGGCCAAAATTTAAATTTTGGTAGAGCAAGACAACTAGCAGCAACCAAAGATGTACTTGGTGCTCAACAAGCTGTGGTTGATGAGGTGATGAAGTTAGGTGATGTAACAAAACTCAATTCCTTTGAACAAGAAAAAATTGCAGAAGCAAGTAATATGACAATCGAATCTCTAGCAACTCAACAAAAAATTAGAGAACGATTTGGAGTTTTAGATAAAGAAAATTTAGCAGCTGCATTAGCTCTTGCTGATGCGGGTAAAGATATATCCGAATTATCCGAGGCCGATTTAAAGGCACAGACCGATAAACTAGCAAAACAACAAGAGATGCAATCAGTAACCGATGCATTGAAAAATGAAGTTAGTTCTTTGAGTACTGGATTTATGGACATGATGGCTCCTCTTGGTTCAACTATTATGAATAACTTGTTAGACCAAATGAAAAATATGGGTGTAATTGTAAGACCAATAATGAAATTTTTTGGAGCGTTATTCAGTATAATTTTTGGTGTTCTTGGTGCTATGAATGATGTATTTCAGGCAGTAGTTGGGCCAATATATGCAATAGGTGGGGCGATATTAGAAATGTTAATCACACCTATTCAAAGAGTTGTAGAAAGATTACAACCATTGTTTGATAAATTTAAAGAATTAAAATCAAAAACAATGGAAGCAATAGAACCTATTATGGAGATATTTCGAAAGTTAGGTGATTTATTTGCCGCACAAGTAGATGCTGGACCAATGGGTTACTTTATAGATTTTATGGTTTGGGGAATGGGAAAAATATTTGAAGTTATTGGATTTATAGCAGAAGGTTTAGCATTTGTATTAACTCCGGTTATGGATTTTATAATGTTTTTGACAGAAGGTATTCAATCCATATCAAGTGTTATAGATGAATATCTTATCCAACCATTAGTTAAAGCAGGAGACCTTCTTAATACCGTTTCATTTGGTACACTTGGCTCAGCTGCTCCACCAACAAATGAATCAGGTGAATCGATAAATGATGGTGTAGTCCAAAACGGACAAGTTGTATCAACTCATCCTGATGACTTCTTAATAGCAACTAAAAATCCTGCAGGATTAGCAGATTCAATGAGTGGAGGAGGTGGGGCTCCGATGGTTTCTATGGAAGGTGTCATTGCAGAATTACGAGAATTAAAAGCAGCATTTTTAGCAAATAAAGATGTATATATGGATAGTGCAAAGGTTACAAGTGTTGTAAGGAAAAAAACTGAAACGAGTACCGATAATAAATTTGGAACTCAATTTGCTTAATTAGATGGGAAAAACGATATTAGATTTATTTAAAGGATCAACCTTTGATACGGCTGTAGAGTCGGATAAAGATACGTTAGTTGAATTTGAAACAACTGGTATCAGACCTCGTTCTGCAGTTGAATTAAACAATCCTTTACTATATGGTAATCAATCTATTCGTATTGCCACCCGTTCTACTTCTGCAGTAGAACAAATGAAACGAGCAACCGGACTCAACCAAGTGTTGGTGGATGGTGGAGTAGTTGGTCAAGGATTGGCACAAATAACTAGTGGTGGGTTTGGTAGATTTGTATTTGGAGGACAGGTAAGTTCATTAAATCAAGCCAGAGATGGTATAAACACACGATTGGGTATTCCACAACTCACAATACCAACTTATGTAAAGAACACAGGTGAACTACAACGAAACATAGAACCTGATACTATGATTACCATCGCTCGTATAAAAAACGATGCAACAGGAACATTATTAGGTCAATTTTTGAAACAATCAGGGGGAGGTAACCCTCAAACTATTGGAAAACAACTTTTAGGACAAGGTATATCCTTGGTAAAAGATAAAGTACGAGATTTTTTCTTGGGAGACCCATATGCATTGGGTGCAAACACAGCACAACCTGCAAATGGAGCGTATGAGTATTCATCTCAATTTAGTTATTCTGATAAAATTCGTGTAGCTAGAGAAAGAGCACAACAACAAAAAGATTTGGCTCCATTATTAGAGGCAACAAATGATTTTTTGATAAAAGCTTCATTAGAGAAAGAAAGATTAAAAAGAAAACTTGGTGCTGAAGCTGTAGAGATAAAAAACAAATTAAAAGGAACATCTAACGCAAGTAAAGATGCATTAGATAAAGCGGTTGAGGAACAAACTCGTAATCCAAAACCAAATCCTGATTTTAAATATTCCGAAACTCTTGGTAATTATCGAGAAGATTATCGAGAAGCAAATACTCCTATTATCGATTTATCATTAGTATCACCAGTTTTTGGTGTAGATAGAAAAGATAATGGTGGTAGATATGGAAAAACCGAATATGGATTTTCTGATAGAAAAAATAATACTGGTGTATATTCTGCATATAACCCAACCGAAGGAAATACTTATGGAGTACTTTCAGGAAAGAAAAATACTTGGAAAACTGTATATGGATTGGATAATAGTTTTGACCTTATAAATCAATCCCCAGCAAAAATTCGTTCTGCTGAAGAATTATCAGAAATGGAAGGAAGAGATTTAATTCCACTTTGGTTTAAATCGTTAAGAGATTCAAAAACGGTACATTTTAGAAGTTATATCACAGGATTATCTGAATCAACTACACCTAGTTGGGAATCAAGTAATTTTTTTGGAAATCCTTACAAATTTTATACATACACTGGTGTTGAACGAAGTGTTCAGTTCGTGTTAAATGTTGTATGTTTTAATAAATTAGAATTGGCAGCTAATTGGGAAAAATTACAATTTTTAACCCAACAAACATATCCATCCTTTGCAGCAGTAGATGGTAAAAATTATGTGCAACCTCCAATTATTACATTTAGATTAGGAAATATTTATTTAAATAAAACTGGATTTATTGATTCTCTTTCTTATAGTATTCCTGATAATAATAGTTGGGAAACTGACAGTGCTGGTTTATTATTACCAAGATATATTGAAGTATCTATGACTATTAAATTTATTGAAGATAGAAGTTCAGGAATTGCTTTATACAATTTTAGTCTTTCGGATGAGGCTGTTAATAAAATAAATGAATCAGTTACAAATGGTGTGACTCCGGTAGCAACCGAACCTGTGCAAAATACCGATTCTCCAAACACTACAACCCCAACTCCTACTTCCACTACTTCCACACCTGCTGTACCTGCTCGTACTACTATTAATGCATCACCTTTCCAAAATGATGCAATTGCAACACAGGCTAGAGCAGATGCATTAGCAGCAACTGGAAATTTTGGAAAAAATCTTAAAATTGATAAAAATGGTAATGCAGTAACTCCACCAAGAGAGGCTGGTGTAAATAAACCACAAACTAATTTAGAAACTGGTAAAACAGAATCTACACCACAACAAGACCAAGGTGGTACAATTACAACAAGTGATGCATTTACATCTGAATTTTTGGCTAATTTAGATCAAAGATTTACCGAGGCTAAAAAGGTATTCCCATTTGTGGATGATGATGTACTTCTTTCGTATTGGGCAGACCCAACTTATGATATAAATAGTGTAAAGAAAATATCTGAAACTAATTATTCACACTTAGTAGTTGTACCAAGTAAACACAAAGGTACTTTATCAGTTACTTATACACAATTTATTACCGTATATTCCGATCAAATAACAGTTGTTAATTATCCAAATGCAGTTGCAACTAGATTGAATGGTGTTGATGTAAATAAAGAATTACCGAAACCAACAAGTTCGGTTACAAAATCATCCCCGAAAACCAATAAGACTGCAAGTGAAAATATATTGCAAACACAAAAAAGAGGTTCTCAAGTAGCAGGAACAAAGAATGCAGGAAAAGTAAATGTAGCCCCAAGTACTTTCAAAGGATTCGGAGGCGGTTCCTTTGGTGGTGGTGGTGCAGGGGGTAGTTGGTAATATAACAAAATAAATCATGGCAAGTAGATACGAAAGAAATCAGATACAAAAACTAAAAGATGGCAGAGAGGTATATAGAACTAAAATATACCCAAATATACCATTAAGAGATAGTGATATATATATCGTGACTCAGGGCGGTGATAGATTGGATACTCTTGCATATCAATACTATGGAGATCAATCCCTATGGTGGATTATTGCAACTGCAAACAACATTCACGATGCACCATTTGCAGTACCCGATGGTACTATTTTAAGAGTTCCAAAAAATTATATAGAGATATTAAATAATTTCAGATAATATGTTATTTCCTTTTAATTCGTATTTCAATCCAAAAATAAAAGAACTTATTCAATCAAGAGCAGGAAACAATGCAAGTGTTTCTTCATTACAAGGTTGGATGAGAATCTCATCTTCAAGTGGGTTGGTATTAGAATCAACTCCATCCGATGGAGATAATTCATTTTCACTTAGATACGGTGATACAAATAAATCAGGTAGAATTGGTACCACTTTTAGTGGAACACCAGTATTTGTAGAAGGTGATAGAGGATTTAGACCATCTCCTGTCATTGAATCTATGGGTATTGATTTCGGTGATGGTGGATTAACACGAAAATCACAATTTCAGATTAAATGTTTTAGTTTAAAACAAGCTGAAGAATTATCCAAGTATTTTCTTGAGCCAGGATATACCGTTTTAGTAGAATTTGGTTGGAATATAGAAAAATCAATTTCACAAAAAATTAATTTAAGTCCTTGTGAAATTGCAAAGTTTAACAGTTATGACCACTTAAAAGAAAAACAAAGTGCTTCTGGTTATACCTACGATGGATTTTTAGGGTATATTACAAATGGTGGATTCACTACCAGTACTGGTGAAACTTATATTTTAAAAGTTGAATTGACATCAATAGGTGAAGTTGCAGCTTATTTACAACAACATAGAAGTGGTGGTAAAAAAGATGATAAAAAAAATGAAGGTGGTGAACGATATGATAACAGAACAATCGAATCTACTGCCGAATCAAATGTTGGATTGGCTCTATTTATGCAAATGTATAATCGTTTACCAATGGCCAAGAAAACCGAAAGGGTCAAACAACTAATAAATGAGGTAGATAGTAGAGGAATTTCATTTATAAGTGAAGCCAATTTTATCAACATGGATGATGAAATTCGAAAAGATTTAATTGGTGAATTAGAAGATACTGCAGTAGAAACAACACAACAAGAAGGTGGTGAAGGAGAAAATTCTACATCTGGAGAGGCTGCCGTACCGGCAGGAATGCCATTGGTTAGTGAAAATTCATACATTCGTTTAGAACTTGCTTTTGAAATTTTAAACAAAGTTGCGTATGAAACAAAATCAGTTGCATCGGTTTGTGGTTCAGATGTACCAACATTTCCACTAGCAATAGAATATAGAGATACTATTTGTAGAGCACATCCACATATGTTTTCTATTGATGGTAGTAAATTAATTATACCTAATACTTTAACTCCTGATTTTGGAATGGCTCAAGCATTATCTGCAACAACCGTTCAGCAAGTAGGACCTATATTGAATGCAGATGGAAAACCAGAAAGAACTGTTAATTTAGAACAAAAAGATCCGGCAGGTAATTCATTTAAATTTCCACAAACAACTGCATTAGATGCATCACTTTTCCCAGCCGATGCAGTTGCATTTACTGCAGAATCTGGTCAATGGGGGTATTTAAAAGATTTGTATGTAAATTTTGAATTTTTTATTGAAGTATTAGAAAAATCTAATTATGTTGCTAAAGATATATACTATGAAATACTAAATGGTGTTTCTGTTGCAGCAAACTCAATTTGGTATTTTGAAATAGTACAAATACCATCTCGTAGATCTGAAAATAAAGGAAGATACCAACTTGAAATAGCTGATTTAAATTTTCAAGGAAAACCCAACAAAGATGGTATAACTGGATTTTTTTCAAGTGGTATAGATTGTCCTTTTATAGATTCTCAATTTGCGTTTGAAATTCCTGCTGCAATGAAGAACATGATTATTGCTGAAAGAACTGCTGCAGAAGGTAATAGTATATCTGTCGATTCTTCACCTGAAGGTAATTTACCAATAGAATCAGGTGCATTATTTGCTTCTAAACCAGACCCAGTTGTTGAAATAATAGCTAATTATAAAGAAGCTTTAATTAAAGAAACCCAAGACCGTACTACCCAAGATCCCAATCAGGACCCAAATAATGAACCGGCAGAAGCAGTTGATGCCGAAGAAGCGGAAAAGGAGGCAAGAAAACAAAATTATGAACTTTTCATGCAACACGCTACGGTTGTTCCTACTATAAAGGATAGAAATATTAATAGAGATGTTGCAAAAAGTACATTTAGTGATTTTTTTAAAGCAGTTGGTAATTTCGTATTTACTGCACTTGCTGGAGTTTTTGGGTTTGGGTTAAGTGCAGAAACAACCGCCGATCCAACTTTAGAACAAATCGTAGCAGTAGGTGCATGGCAAGATGCAACCTTATTTAGAAAATTAGATTTAAATCTACGAAATTCCACAACTCCAAATAATATTCTAGTAGAAATAGCATTTGATTTTAAAATACATGGTGTTTCTGGTATTAAAACTGGTGATTTATTTGAAATAGCAGATTTACCGGCTCAATATAGAGATAAATGTGCATTTACTGTCACTAGTATTTCACACACTTTAGATCAAGGATTGTGGACAACTATGGTGGGTGGAAAAATGAAATTAAAATAATATGGATAATAATAAAAAATATTCAAATTTAAAAATTAATTCATTATTCTTATTGAATTCTGATATCGATACCCATTTTCCAAGTCCAACTAATAGTGATTATGGGAGAGGATGGATTACACGATATTTTATTCAAAAAACTAATGATAAAGGTGCAACTATATATGAAGTAAATTATTCTGAATATAGTAAAATTTTATCGAATGCTTTATACACAGGAGTTTTGATAAGATGGAGAATTTCAGGTCCAATTACAACTCAATATGATTCAAGTGGTACTGTGTTAGATAAAGGTGTTAGAGAATCAAATAGAATAGCAATTTCATTAGTAAATAACACAATACCAAATTTAAAATTTTATTTACCAAATCTTTTACAATTTCACAAGTAATATATATTTATATAAAATTAATAACAAGTTATGACATTTAAACATCTTACACAAGAAGAAATCCAACAAATGACCTTCGATTGGAGATACAGAGGTTGGACAGTATTACAACTCCTTACCGAGGAGCAATGTGATGAAATCAACAATGAATTAGAACGATTACGACAAGAACGAGCTCTAACTACCAAAGAAAATGGTGAAGAGTGGGGAGAATGGGACCCGTTTGCATATCCACATAAATTATCACCAAAATTAGAATCAATTTTTGCACATCCAAAACTTATCGAGGCAATGGAGTTCTTGATGGAAGGTGAATTGGTAGGTTTACAAACTTGGTCATATTTCAAACCACCGGGACAGTTGGGTAGAGATATGCATCAAAACGCATTCTATACTGGTTGTGGACATAATGAAATTATCAATACAGCTTTGGCATTAGATAATCATGACCCCGAAAATGGTGCAGTGTGGAACTATGAAGGTTCACATCGATTACCAGTTCTACCAATTGAAGTGGATGAAGAAAGAACTAAAAGTAATCCCAAGTTTTGGAGAAACGAAAGAGGTAAACCTTGTGTAATGCCAGAAGGACATGATTTTAAAAAGGTAGAAGGTTACCTTCGTAAAGGGGAAGTAGTTTTACTTCATTCACATACCGTTCATGGTTCAGAACCAAATAACTCTAATAGATTTAGAAGAAACCTTTTAGGTGGTTATTTGAAAAAGGGTGCATATTTTAATCAGGGTTCACATATGAAACGAGAACCAATTGATATTTACGAACTCCGAGAAAAACATTGGGGAAAATAAAAAAAAAATTAAAATTTTTTTGAAAAAAGTTGGGTATTCATTTGGAAAGCTCAACTTTTTTTCATATATTAGCTTTGTAGATAAGAGATACTTAAAACGATAAAATATGAACACTGTAAGATTTAACCGCCACGAATTATTCAACCAAGATTGGATGGACTATCACTCCCAAACCCTACGAATGGTAGAGGATTTCTACATCGCCAATGATGAATCTTGGTTTAACGATTTGTATAACAAATTGTGTGGTGTATGGGATGGATACCTTTACACAGAGATGTTGGAATCAGCTAAACAATATGGATTACCTACCCACATTCTCCAACGAATTGCAAACACAATCAGATTTATTGAAATTAATCAAAAATAATTGATGATAGATTTGGAAATCTCGGCTTTTTTTCGTAGATTTACTTTATAAATGATACATAACCTTTAAAACTCCTTACTTATGAACTACCTTGTTGACCCCCAAACTTTATTGTTTAACTCTCTTCGAGTTGATGGTTTTGCCCAAATGACTTACGAACTCAAAGTTCCAAATTGGGATTTATTACAAATCGCACTTGATACAACAAGTGAGTGGACAAGTGATTGGCCAGAAGACCAAGGGTTTGGTTCATCTGATATGACCTATATGATTCAAGATTATATAGATAATATTCTTTCGGTATTTGGCAGAGGTTTATACCAAACCAAGTTTAATCCAAGACTTTCAGTAGTGGAGTATTCAGAGGCAGACCATCACGAAAGGATTCAACGAATGGAAAGTGGAATATAATTATGATAACTGGAGTACAACCAAAATTATTAGTTTCTATTGATGATAATGGAAACTTTCATTTAGACCCCCTACAAGCAGAACTAATGGGATTAGTAGAAAACAAATTTAATTGGAAACTCGTCAGAGAACGAGATGGGTTGAGTAAACAATCAGAAAAGGTAATGTGGATTGAATTTAACGATGATGGTAGATTCAAAGAAAAGTATGATGATATTGGTTTGAATCGTTCCCTTATCATGTCTCCATTTAGTGATTATTTTACTTGGCAAACTACAACCGTCACCGAAATTTTAGAACAACGAGATGAATATGTGAAATTTAAAACCACAAATTCGGTATATGAATTATTTAAGTTATGAGCAAATTTGAATACAAAGATACTAGACTTTTGAAAGAAAAGGTAGTAGATTTTTTGGAATCCCTCCTATTTTGGAGAGGTAGAAAGAGAGGTATGATATACACTAGAAACATTGAATGGGATGATATTAGAGAAATCTTTTTTCCACAATCGTTTGAAGAAAAGTATGGGTACTTGGGTTCGGTTCCATACAGAGAGGATAGTGAGATATTTAAGGCAATGTATCCACTTATTCTCGCAATGGATTATGAGGCAAGACCAAAAGGATGTCCAAGATGGTTCCTTCGTTTTCTACACACTTTTGGTAGTGATAAATCAGTTGTGAGAGTCAGAAACTTTAGATTACACAATTTAGAAAAAAAACTAACTAAAGGTATTTTTATATGGGATTACAAAACCAAATGGAGTGATTATGATTTAAGAATTACTCTTTCAGCACCCAAACACTTACAAGAACTATCAGATGCTATTGAAGAAGGGTTTTACAAAAGAGGTAGAACTGAAGAAGTGATGGAAGAGATTAAAAGATTAGACCCTACTGCTAAAATTACTAATACGAATTTAGAAAGTTTGGAAAAATTGTGGAGTGATTTAAGGATTAAAAAAATTGCAGGAAATTCAACTATTGGAGGAGAATGAAAGTAAGTTTTGATTTCGATGGTACTTTAAGTAAATTTGGAATTCAAGAGTTTGCCAAAGAATTAATAACTCAAGGAATCGAAGTATGGATAGTCACTTCAAGGTGGCCAGATACTCCTCAACATCCAGTACTAAACGATGATTTGTTTGAAGTAGCAGATGAATTAGGTATTTCCAGAGAAAGAATAGTATTTACTTGCTATGAACATAAGGCAGATTACTTTTTAAAACATCCAAATTTCGTATTCCATTTAGATGATGATTGGATTGAAATTAAAGTAATGGAAGAAAAATGTAAAGTAAAGGGTATATCAGTATTTGGAAATGTTGATTGGAAAGAACAGGCATTGAATTTAATTACTAAAGAGAAATGAAAGTAAAAGAATTGATTCAGAAACTATTAGATTACAATCTTGATGCTGAAGTGTCAGTTGTAGCACATCACACAAAAGAGGAATTTACTATAACATACGGTGGTGATGAAGGCTCTACAAAAAATAATTGTCAATCAGTCAGTTTTTATGTAGATAGATTGTGTAATAACGAAACTTTTAACACCAAAGAGAAATGAAAAAGACACTATTTACAATTGGAAGTTACATTTGGGCATTTATGCTCGGTGCATATGCTGTTTCACAATTTAAGTTTGATACTCCTATTGAGGGTTATAGATGGGGGATAACATCATTTTTATTAGTTATGTTTATTGTTGCAACCTTTAACACCAAAGAGAAATGAAATCATTTACAGCATTCTTTATTATATTTTGGAGTATTATCACATTTATACCAATAATTTTTTTACTTGGAGATATGATGATAAATGGTAGGAATTCAATACTTAACGAACTTATTGACTCAATTCAATCATAACTTTAACACCAAAGAAAAATGAAAAAAATACTAAAAGAAATTTGGTTAGGATTTACTCTCTCAAATGAGTTTAGAAACAAACATCAACAATTCGGTAAATGGTAAAGAAATGAATTGGGAAGAATTATATCAAGGTTATTTGAGTAGATGTAAAGGCAAACCACTTAATTTTTCAGAGTTTGTCAGATTAAGAGAAGGAATCCTTCACAAAAAAAGAATTGAAGAAAAGAAAAAAGAATGGTTTGAAATATCAAATTAATTTCGTATCTTTGTTAAAATTTAAACCTTAAATCAAAAGAAAATGAAAAACAAAATAACACAAACAACTTACTCAAATCGGTATGGTGATAAATACACATTCACCTTATTAGATGATGGGAACATCCAATGGGATGGTGAATTTAGACATTGTAGAATGGCTTGGCCAAACGATTATACCAAAGCATACACTGCGTATTTGAATTTCGGTGGGGAAATGAATTTGAAAGAATTCAAAGAAGAAGTACATAGGTCTATTTATGATGAAAATGATAGATATGTTGGTCCTTGTGATATTGCTAGAGTATATGGTCCATTAGTGAAATCAAACCCTGATGTAATTTCTATGGTAGACCCAAGTGGAGGTCCTTACTTAACTGAAGATATGGAATTTATGGGTAAAATGATTAAAGAGTTTAAATCCAACGAAACTGGCTTTTTAATAATAACACAATGATGTATTGGTTTAGAAGAAAATATCAACAAATTCAAAGAGTAATCGATTTTCTACCAATTATTTGGAAGGGATTTGATTTTGATTACACCTATTCAATTCAACTTTTCAAGAAACAACTTGAAAGACAGGCAAAGTTTTTCGAAAGTGGTAAATCATATGCTTCAGATGCAAAACATAATGCATCCCGAATCCGAACTGCAATTCAACTCATGGATAATGTTTATAGTGATAGTTATGAAATAGAGTGGGTTGATAAACTTGAAGAACAATTTGGTAAAGAAGTACTAGAATGGGAGTTTGAAGATACTGGTGATGGTACTGGTTCATCTTTTATTACAAACAAATACGAAAAGTGGGATAATGCTGAAGAAATTAAGTTAGTAAAAAGGGAACTGATAAAACAATCCAGAGAAAAACAAAAGAGAGCAGAGAAATTACTTTGGGAGTTTATAGGACACAACATTAGATATTGGTGGGATTAATATGAAAAAGAGATTATCAAGACAAGAAAAGACTGATTGTTTTATTAAAGATTCAATCAATAAGATGTTTGAAATTGCAGGTCATTCTGTAACTTTTGATGATATTCAAGGTAGAGAAGATGCGTGGTATACCGAATGGACTATGACCGTAGAACAAGGTGATGAATGGAAAGAGTGGGGTGTATCAGAACTTAGAAAAAGATTCAAATACAATAAAATCGTAGCAGAAAAAGAAATGGGAATGGTTTCTTTGATGTGGGGTTTGAAGTTTAGTAACTTTAATAAATGATTGTAGTAGAAAATCAACAAGAACAAGAAATATTTTTAAATTATTGGAATCGTGAAGAATCAATCATTATTCCAATTTGGGAAGATTTAGAAAGACATCCTATGAATAATAGTTTGTCTTTTCTTTATGTCCGGTTCAATGATGCCGAAACCGATGCCGGTTATCTTCCAATTGATTTTATTATTCCAATCAATCACAATGATTGCCATAATATACAAATAGACCTTTCCCAATCCAATACACCTAAATTTGTTTGGAATAAAAAAGGATTTTTACAAACCAAAATCCAAATCCAAAACCAAAAGGATATACAAACCTACTTATTTTTTGAACAAGGCAAACTATACCCTTTTGGGGATAAATTAGAGGCTCTAACGAACTTTTACACCCGATTGGGTATGAGAGATGGATTGGGTAAAAGTATCCCTATAATGAAGTGGGGAGAGGTTCTACGAAGTATTACAAATGATTGGAAATTAAAATCTAAAGATTCGTGGATTGATGATACGATGATTCCTATTCTTTCTCAGACCGAGCAATCGGGGATTCGTGTCGATACGAAAAAATTTATTGATAGATGGCCACAATCCCTCAAAAACTTGCATGGTGATATAATCTATACCGAGTACAATCCATACACCATTACTTCCCGCCCATCCAATCGTCATGGGGGTATCAATTTCGGTGCATTAAACAAATCCGATGGAACTCGAGAGATCTTTATTCCACAAGAAGGTAAGATGTTTCTTCAATTTGATTACGATGCGTATCACGTTCGTATCATCGGTAAGTTGATTGGATACCCTTTACCCAAAACTTCGGTTCACCAATGGTTGGCGGATGAATATGGGTGTTCGTATGAGGATTCCAAAGGAAGAACATTCCGAATCCTTTATGGGGGTGTAAGTGAAGAAGATAGAAAAATCCCTTTCTTTGATAAGGTGGATGGATTTATTGGACAACTATACACAAACTCGATTCAAAGGGGATACTTACAAACTCCAAAGGGGAGAAAGATTCCTTTGGAATGGATAGAAGGACCTACTTCACAAAAATACTTTAATTACCTTTTACAAGCGACTGAAACTGAATTCAATATCGAGGTAATGAAAAAGTTGAAGGATAGTGGATTACCATTACCATTACTTTATACATACGATTCGTTTCTATTTGAGTTTGATGCATCTGAAGTGGATGTCATTAAGGGGGTTAAATCCGTTCTTGAATCTTTTGGATTTCCAATAAAAGCCTCTTGGGGTATGGATTACTCAAAAGTTTAATATTTATATACTAAAAGGAGACACATTTTAGTATGAAAAAGTTTTTATTAATGCCATTCTTGGCAGTTTTTTTATTTGTAGGTAATCTTTACTCTCAAAAATTAAGTGATGTTAGAATAAAAAATGGGGTATTTGAAACACTTTACTCGCAAGATTTAGAACAACCACTTTGGATTAAGTATCGTTCAACCAATCGTCCGACAAATGTAAATAGAGGTACGATGGATTTTTACAAAGAAAAGGATGTAAAAACATCCGATGCCGAAGATTACAAGGCAAACATATACGATAAAGGACATGGTGCTCCTGCTGCAACATTCTCCGATAATATGGAGAATCTTAAACAAACATTTTCTTACTTAAATTCTATTCTTCAAGACCAATACTTGAATCGTGGTGAGTGGAGATTGTTGGAAGAACAAGAAAGAAAATGGGATGATACTGAAAATCTTAGTGTACTGATTACACTTCACTTTGATAATCCAGCAAAAAGAATCCCAACTAATGCTGCAATTCCTTCACATTTAGAAAAACATATCTATTTTGAAACACAAAAGATATGGAAATGTTTTGTATTTTTAAATCAAAAACCTAAATATGGATGGGAAGATTTAGGCATGATATGTACTCCTGATAAACATAAAAAATAATAAATAAGGACAATAGTTCGATATGGGAAATAAAATAAGAATCAAACAAATTGATCTGCAAGGTATATTTTCTGCGTCTAGTCAGGTAGATATACTTTCTGCATCTAATTATGCATCATTTGTCACTCAATTAGATACAACTATGAGTAGTGATTCGGAATTGGCTGCAGTTAGTAGTTCTATTTCTCAATCAATATACACAATCAACCAAGTTATTGGTAGTGGGTTAGTTAGTGGCAGTTCACAAATATCTATATTAGGATTTGCCACAACTGGTTCAAACACATTTACAGGTGATATAACTTTAGTATCAAGTTCAAATATAATATTAAGAGGACCAGGTGATGATGGATATAGTGGGGCAGGTGACCTTATTTTTCAAGATGGAGGAGGAAATGAAACTGCTAGATTGTGGAAATCTGCTGATAATCACAGATTGACCGTATCTTTTACTGGAAGTCATAATTCATATATTTTTGGAACACTAATTCATTCTTTAAATTTAAAAGAATTTGGTGATGATCATTTTATATTAACATCCTCTTTTAATCAATTCACCGAGAGTATTGATAGTAGAGTTGATAGTTTAGAGGCAGTAACCTCATCTTATTTAACTTCTTTAGATGGTGCAATTAGTGGAGCAGGACAAATATCTGATTTAGGATTTGTAACAGGTTCATACACTACAATAAATTCATTCAATAGTTTAACACAATCTTTTAATTCAATATCACAATCATTTAATGTTATTAGTGGTAGTGTTGGGACAGTTGATTTTAGTACATTTGCAACAACTGGTTCAAATTCATTTAATGGTAATCAAAATTAGCCAATCATCAACACGTACAGGGACAATATAACGCTGTATCATCTGTACCTTCCGCTTTTATTGTAGGTAATGGAACTGATGATATTAATAGAAGTAATCTTATACACGCTGCAGGAAATGATGTGGAAATAACTGGTTCATTAAAGGTAAGTGGTTCTATATTTTTAAATCAAGGAGATATATTGGCAACTAATGGTGTAATTAGTGGGTCATCACAACTTACATCCTCATTTGATACAAGATACGCAACATCGGCGAGTTACTTAACATCTCTAAATGGTGCAATAAGTTCCTCATCTCAATTAACTTCATCTTATGATACTCGTTATACTTTAAGTGGTTCAGTTCAACCTTTACCAAATGGCTTAATAAGTGGTTCATCCCAATTAACTTCTTCCTTTGATACACGATACACATTAAGTGGTAGTGTAGTAAGCGGAACAACTCCTACTGGAACTATAAGTGGTTCATCTCAATTGACAAGTTCATTTGATGGAAGATATGTTCAGACTGGTTCATTCAATTCTTTAACGGCATCATTTAACTCATTTACCGCATCTGCACAATCAGTAACAACTGGTTCGAACTCGTTCAACGGAACACAAACTATTACGGGTTCTTTAATTATAACAACGGGTAGTTTTGTTGCATCACAAATCCTTGCAAACACTGCATCACTTTATTTGACAAGTGGTAGTAATATGTATGTTCAAAATAATGGATTAGTAGAAATCACAGGTTCATTGATAGTAAGTGGTTCTACGATGTTTGTATCAGCTGGTGGAGATGAAGGTGGTGAAATTCAATTCGGTATTCCGACCACTAACACTACATTACAAAATCGCGTAACTGTTGATGTGTGGCGAAATAGATTAAGAATTTTTGAAGGTAGTGCTGGTGCTAACGGTGTTTTTATTGATTTGAGTAAACCTACTGGAAATAATAATGAAATAACATATAAAGCAAGTGGATTAGTAAACGCAGGAGATTTTGTTCAATTAGATAATATTAAAGCCACCGTCACAACAAGTGGACAACGTGGTTTAAGTCTTGCTACTCTTTCAGGAACAATTGCGGTTAATATGGCTGGTAATTATGCAGGAAGTGGTGTCGGTGTTGGTGGGTCATCAGGTACTGCATCAATAACAACATCCGCATCTACTTCACTATTTGGTTGGGGATTTACGGCCACAGGTGATATGGCAAATTATATCATAACCGATACTACAAATAGTAGAGCTTATCGTATTATAATACAAATCGGTGCTTCTTTTAATAACAACTTAGTTTCAATAGAAAGATTACACTAATATGGCAATATCATTCATAGGAGGTAGTTTAAGTATAGGTGCAAATTTGGGTACAATATCAAACCCTGCTATATCTGCAGTTCAATTATATAATTCCGGTGTTAGAACCAATGGTTGGTATTGGATAAAGACTGGAATGATGACAAGTTCGGTACAAGTTTATTGTAACCAAACTGATAATGGTGGTGGATGGATGTTAATATCATATAATCCATCAGGTTCAACACAACAAGGTTACCTATATCCAAATACTGATACCGGAAGTTTACAAACTACTTCTTTTGTAAAACATTCACGAAACGCAGAAAATCTTTGGTTCAATGTAAGTGGAAGTGCACAATGTAATTCAGTAATGAGAATGGCATCAACTGCATCGGTTCAACCACATTTATCAAATTGTAGTATTGCACATCAAACGGTTTATAACAATCCAAATGCATTAGATATATCAACAACTGTATCTCCAAATACTCTAAAATTATCAGCACCATTAACTGGTAGTTGGACAGCATTAAAAGGATATACCTTTATGACGGGTTCTTTACCTGTAGCTGCACCATGTGATTGGTTGTATGATACTGCAAACTGGTGGACAACAAACGGTCCTACAAATGTTTATCCTGATGCACCTTATGGTAGAAATGGTAATGCATTAGGAACGGGTGGTTGGACAAATAGAACATCAAATCAGGTGTATGGTTTGGCAAATGTTACAACACTTCAAAGTAGTAATACATCAACTTTTAACACACTGGCAGTTTATATAAAATAAGGATATTTATAATTATGAAAACTTGGAAAGAATTTCTTGTTGAAAAATCAGATGGTAAAACTCCTTATAGTGAATTAACAAGGGATTACTATTTGTATATGCAACAAGAAGAAGTTCCAGGATTACCTGATTATGGATTTTTATTAAGTTTTTATAATTATGTAAAAGGTGGTGGTAGTTTAGAAGAACAGCCAATACAAGAATATAGTGGTTTTATATTACAAGAAAATGGTGATTACTTACTACAAGAAGATGGTAGTAGATTATATTTATAATAATGGCAGATAAGCGAATACTCGAACTAAGTTTACATACATCACTTACTTTAAGTGATGTAATACCTATTGTTAGTAATAACGAAACTAGAAAAACAACTTATGGTTCTCTTTATTATGGTATTCGAGATGGAGTAGTATCTGGTTCAGAGCAAATATCTTTTAATGGTATAACTGACAAACCTACATTAGTTTCTGGTTCTTCACAATTAACAAGTTCATACGATATAATATATGTAAATGCAAGTGAAACTTCTTCTATGGCGGTAAGTTCATCACTATATGCAATTACAGCATCGTATGCAGTAAGTACTTCTTTTGCAGTAACATCATCTTTATCTGAAACAACATTAAGAACAACCGTTTATGTTAAAAATGTAAGTGGTACACAAATTGATAAAGGAAAAGTAGTAAGAATTAGTGGTGCAACTGGTGATAATCCCCTAATAGTAACTGCAAGTTTTTTAACCGAAGGACAATCTGCAAATACACTTGGAATTACAACTCAAAATATACCAAATGATGATTTTGGTTATGTAATTACTGAAGGTGTCTTATTGGGTGTAAATACCAATGGAATGAGTGCAGGCCAATTATTGTATTTAGGGGAAGGTGGTTCATTTACAACAACTCCTCCAACTGCACCAAATCATGGTGTTAGATTAGGTGAAGTCCTCAGAGTACAACAAAATAATGGTTCCATCTATGTGAGGGTAGATAATGGTTCAGAGTTAGGTGAGGCTCATGATGTAGTTGATAATTCCACATCAGCATCTTATGGTGATATTTTAGTGAAAAGTGGAAGTGTATGGACTAATTCAAAAACATTAAATGGTGATTATACAATAAGTGGTTCTTTATTCATAAGTGGAACAACCGAATTTGGTGGAAATTTAGTACCAAAGTTCCCAAGTGGCTCTACATTAGGAACATTAGAAAGACCATTTAGAGAAATATTCGTATCATCAGGTTCAATCAACATCGCATCAGATATAACCGGCGAACCAAACACATCCATATCAAACGTTGAAGGAAACTTATTGATTTCAGCCGGTGGTATGAGATTGGTTGGTGATGCATCATTTATTGCAGCAACAGGTTCATTCCAATATATTTCCGGAAGTATGACTCAAGTTGGTAATTACACTCAACAAGGTAATTATGTAATGGTTGGTGATAAAACCATTAGTGGGTCATTAAGAATAAGTGGTAGTGGATACATCAATACACATAGAATTCTAACCGATTTAGATAGTGGTTCTTATGCAATAACTGGTTCAAATATATTTAGTGGTTCACAAGGAATTAGTGGTTCTTTATATGTAAGTGAATCATTATATGTAACTAACGAAATTTATTTAAATGGTAATAAACTATTTAATTACGGACAATTTAGTGATACAACAACCCAAAGTGGTTCTGCAAATACTGCGTATTCAATGAAATTCAATACTACTGATTTCTCACATAATATATCAGTTGTAAGTGGAAGTAGAATAACCGTAGATAATACTGGAATATATAATCTACAATTTTCAGCACAGTTAGATAATATTTCAAATACAAACGAAATAATGGATATATGGATTGCAGTTACTGGTTCAAATGTCTCAAATTCAAACACATCGGTGGCAATTAATAAAGCACAAGCAGGTAATGAAGGTAAAACGGTAGCAGCTTGGAATTATATGTTACCACTATCTGCATCACAATATGTTGAATTAAAATGGAATTCAAGTGGGGGTAGTATTATATTACTATCATCTGGTTCCGCGATAAATCCAACAAGACCAGCAACACCATCTGTAATTGCAACTATAACCCAAATTGCTTAAAATATTTAAATAATAAAAAAATTTATGTATTACAAAAAACTCATAGACGATTTACTACACGAACTTTCTTATAGAAGTACCGAAGGTTACCCTATATTATCTAAAAAAGAACATCAGTCCATCATATCTGAAATTCTTACCGAATGGGGTGATTTTGGTGCAAAAGAAATCATTATGAATTTTCTAACTGAAGGACCAAAAATTCAAGAAGCAGATGATACTGGTTATACTCACATTGGTGCTGGTGTCTATGTTCGAAGTGGTGATGTTGGTCCTGATGGTACGGCAAAAGCAGGTGCACAAAAATACTCACAAGATGAGAGTGGTAGATTTTCTCCAATATCTGAAGATGATTATGAAACTATGAAATCCACTCAAGGTGCAGAAGGAGAAGATGCTGCAGCAGTACAAAATGCTCAAACTGCCGCACAAGCAGATGTTGAAGCAGGAGTTGATGGAGGAGAAGGTGGAGAAGTGGCACAAGAACCCGAACCTGGCTCTTCATTAAAAGACCCTTCATATCAGGATTTGGTAAAAAAAGAAAAAGAGACCCAAGAAAAAATTGCTGCTGAAAAAAATGGTAAAACTGATAAAACTAAAGAAAGTTCTCCAAGTGAGGAAGAATTTAACAAATCCTTTGATACTTCAATTTCTGAATTAAGAGAAAAAAGAAGAAAAGGTATTGCGGGTGCCGGTGGTGCCGTTGCTTCCTTTGGCGAAAGTTTATATTCTGATAATGTAAGCTCTTTTAATTTTTCTCAATTCTCTAAAGAAAATGAAAAAGAAATTAATACTGAAGTTGAAAATATTAAAAAGAAAAAATTAAATGCTGAACAAAAATTAGTTCTTAAAAACATGGGTTATAGTATTTCTCCACCTGATGAAGATGGCTTGAAATATTTGGGTGCAAGAAAAGTATATTTTAATCAACAATTAGAAGCTGCCAAGAAAGATGAAGACCATGTATTTCATAAAGACCCTGGTTTTAATAAAGAAGAAAAACCATTTGAAACATGGTGTAATGCTGCATTTGATGGTGCCCTTTCAACTCGTCAACTATTAGAGAATGGTAATGAAATAGATACAGAACAACCTTATACTTGTGTTCAATCAGAAAAAAATTCAGTTGATAAACAAGTTATGGCAGAATTAGAAAGAAGAAGAGATGAATCTAAAACTGATGAAGAAAGAAAACATTACGAAAGAGAAATCTATTTCTTTAAAAAATCGGGAGAATATCATGATACTTATATAGTTGGTAAAAACTCTAAAGGTCAAATGACAGTCGTAAGTGTTACTAATAAGGCAGCAAGTGATTTAAAAGACCCACATAATAATACTACTCCTGCAGAAAGATTAAAAGTTCTTAAAAGTAAATACGATAAGGAAACTCAAGAAACTGTAATTGGAGTTATAGAAGAGGGTATTACAAAAGTAACAACCGTAACACAAACTACACGAAAAAATACTGCTAATATAGATGTGGATGATGATTTTGTAAAACTTGCAAGACTTGCAGGACCAAAATATTTCAAAGAAATCGATAAACGTGGATTAAATAGAAAGAAAACAAAAAAAGGAGACCCTGTTAGAGGTGCCGAATTCGGTCATTTTTTGGATAATGAAAATGTTTCAGTACAACAATGGGAATCAATGGGTGATTTGGAAAAAATGAAATTGGTTCAAAAATACAATGAATTCAATGATTCAGCTTATGACCCATTTTCAAAAATATTTATCAAAGTAGGTGAAGTTAATACAGGTGGTCATAATCAACTATTAAAAGTAAGACAAGAGGCAGAAAAACAAGGAATAAACTTAAATGCAATAAATATTCAAGAGGCAGGAGATATAAAACGAAATGAACAAAGTGCTGTTAAAGAAACTCACGAAAATGTAGTAAATACCATTTATGATTCAGATAAACAAAGTGGTTATCCAAAAAAAGATGCCAATGGAAATGTAGTAGAAAACGGCCCTGCTGCAAAAGCATATATAGATACCGTACTTGATGCTCTACATTTCACTTCTTATATTGATTTTGATGATAAAGATGATGATAAATTAATTGCACAGATGGGAATTAGAGGAGCCAAACCATCTGATATTAGAAAATGTCTATCTGATTTAACTGGTTATGGAGATATTCCACCCGGTACTCGTGAAGGTTTAAAAGAATATTTAAGAAATACTTCAACTATTGATGCCGAAACAGGTGCAATTGTAATTAAATCTAAAAAGAATGGTCAAGAAACTCAACTAGCTCAAGATAGTTGGAGAACGGCGGGTACTTCTCAAAAAGTTGCAAGTTCATTCGGTACTGATATGCAAAATTGTGTTGCTTCTAATGTAGATAAAAGAAGAAGTTCCAAATAACAATCTTTCCAACTAAAAAATTATATTTATATAAAATATAATTAAGGAGAGATTACATGCAAACACAACTTTTGTGTACCTTTACATCAAAGGATGAGTTACAAAACTGTTTACAACGAATTAGAGAAACTTATCATTTAGTATATAACTACATTTATGTCCTTCAAAATAAATCAAATTTGGAGGAGTTATTTGTCACATACAATATAGATACCCAGTATAAACCTACTTACCCACTTCGTGATACGATTTTGGTACATAGAAAAAAACAATCCAATACCCTATACACTATAAATTCTTTGATACACTATAAATTCTTTGAATGAATTAGTAAAAGAATTAAATGGTGGTAAGATGGATAAAAACTTTACGGTTGATTGGGATATGTTTAAAAATTGTATTATTGTCACCAATACTGAAGGTGTCAAGAAAATCAGTACTCGCGTATACGAAGTAATCGAATTTTCTGAAAAATAATTCAGATAATAATTATTACAAACATATAAGAAAATGAAAAAGTATTTAACTGAAAACAAATTTTATATTGCTATTGATAAAACAATACAAGAAGCAGAAAGCTTTACTGCAACAAACAAAAAAAGTGGTAAAACTGCCGTATTCAAATCTAAAGATGCACGAGATGCAGCAATTAAATCAGGAACTCATACTGCTAAAAAAGATAATAAAGGAGGTAGTGGTGACTCGAAAAACGATACTCCAAAGGTAAATATCTTTAATAAACCTTCAGTAGATAATACCCAACTTTCTACATCACTTTCATCTAAATTAAGTATGAGTCCTAAATCAATAGAATATTGGGCTAATAGAAGTGGTGTTGATTTATTAAAAATATCTAATGATATTGAATCTGGAAAATTAAATCCGAGAGATTTAGGAACTGCTATATTAATTCCAGGAACTTCCAAAGAGCAAGAAATTGTAGCAAAATATGGTGGTACTCGAAATACTCCTGATAAAGTTACTAAAAAAGAACCTAAATTCAAATCCTCCAACCCCATTAAAGTAGATGATGTAGAAGATTATTCAGATATTACAGATATAATTGATGTACATGGGGATAAATTATCTGATAATCAGAAGAAAGCATTGGAAGTATTATACGCTGCGTGGGAAGATGCCGAAATTATGTTGACATACGAAGAAAGAGAATTAATAAGACAGGCTCAGATACTAGAGTACAATACCGATTATGATACCTTTGAAGAGTATCAACGAAGAATCAACTCTAATGAATCACTTTCTGATGAAGAAGAGAATGATTTAGAATACCTATCATCTAAATATAATTGGCAATTATCATAAACCTTAAAACTCCTAATAAAATGGAAAATTTCACTGGTCAAATCGTTAATGTATTGGTTTCAAAGGACGGAAAAACTGGTTCTAAACCAATCAAAGTTTGTAAAGTAAAAGTTCATTCGGTTCTATTCATTGAAGTAGATAAACCAAATCGTAAAAACATTTTTTGGAAATTAGATAAAAAGAACATCGAATCATTCGGTGATTCCGATACTGGCCCTTTTATCAAAGTTAAAGATGGAATCCTCCTTTCTGATAATAAATGGGAAAGTGAGTGGGATTCTATTGGAAATGTAACTGGACAAAGACAATATAGTAATCATTCCAAAGGATGGGCTCCACAATACACTGCTCGATTGAGAGCAAATTCTCAATACAGTGCTCATTTTAGAACTTAACTATAAGTGATACCCCATTTGGAATTGTAAAAATTTATTCGTATATTTGTAAAACCTAAAATAAATAAGTTATGTTTGATGAAGTAGTTTTTTGGAAAGACACCTATGATGGTGAATATGCAGAAGGTGGTATTTTTACCCGAGCAGTAGACCTTAAAAAATTTTTGGAGTTGGTTGAAGCCAACGAGAATGGTAATGGTGGCGAAGTTGTTGGACTTCGTTTTGATGGAAATAATTTAGAAGTAATTGTAAAACCTAAAGATTAAAAAAATTATGAAAACATTCAAAGACTTGGAGTTTGAAATTATGACAGACCCATTTATGCCTGGCAAAAAAAGTAGAATTTACTTTGATAATGGGTATGGTGCATCCGTAGTAAGTCACACATTTTCTTATGGTGGTAAGTTGGGATTATATGAATTAGCAGTTTTGAAAGATGATGAACTTCACTATGATAATCCAGTCGCAAATGGAGATGTAGTAGGATACCTATCTGAAGATGAAGTTAGTGAATTAATGATTGAAGTTCAAAAACTCTAAATATGAAAACCGAAACAGATGTTTTAATAAAAATATCGGAATTAGAAATGTGGCTATCTCATATTAAAAAAGAAAATCCGATTGAAGGAAATGACTCCATCATCATAGCAAACGAAAAAATTAAAATATTAAATTGGGTATTAGAAAAATAAGATATGTTTAACGAACAAGTATTTTGGAAAGATAGTTATGATGGTGAATACGCACAAGGTGGTATATTCATCCGAGCATTTGACCTCAAAAAGTTTTTGGAGTTGGTTGAGGCCGATGAAAATGAAAATGGTGGGGAAGTTGTTGGACTTCGTTTTGATGATAATAATTTAGAAATTATTGTAAAACCTAAAAATTAAAAAAGTTGTGAAAAATAAAGTTTGGAATAAGACAGTTATTGCGACTGAAGAACAAAATGTTGAAATTTATCCAACTGAGGGGTTTGATGGTATCATAGTTGAAACTAGGGAGTTGGATGATAAAACATTAAACGGTAGGTTGTATCTTAGTAAGGATGAAATGGAACTTATGATTATCAAGATGCAAGAGATGATGAAGTACGTTTTGGAGAAATAAATAAAAATAAAGATATGAAAACTAAAACTACAAACATGATGCCAGTAAGTGAATTGGAAGAATTCTACTACATTGCTTGTGAAGATTATCATTTATGGGATCCTGCTGAAAAAGGTACTTATCCGGTACAACGAATGCTGGATGCTCTTGATAAGTTTTTAAAAAATAAACAAAAATAAAGTTATGGGATTAGATATGTATTTATCAAAGAAAACTTATGTGCAAAATTGGGACCATCACACTCCCGAAGAAAGACACGAAGTAATTGTAAAACGAGGTGGTAAACTCGTTGAAAGTATTAAACCCGAGAGAGTTTCTTATATTGAAGAACAAGTTGGGTATTGGAGAAAGGCAAATCACATTCATAATTGGTTCGTTCAGAATGTCCAAAATGGAGAAGATGATTGTAAATCGTATTATGTTGATATTGATGATTTGATGAATTTGTTAGATATGTGTAAACAAGTTAAAGAAAATCCATCAAAAGGGGAAGAGTTATTACCAACCACAAGTGGGTTCTTTTTTGGTGATACTGATTATAATGAGCATTATATGAATGATATTGACCATACGATTGAAATTCTCCAACAAGAACTTTCTGAAAAAGTAAAAGATAAAAATGGTAGAGAGTATTATAGTGGTGATTATTTTTATTCCGCATCTTGGTAAATTAATTTTTTATGAAAACATTTAAAGATTTAAATTTTGAACCCCATACGGGTGGTATAGGGTGGATGACTAGAGAATATTTTGATAATGGGTATGGTGTTAGTGTAGTCCGAACTCCTTTTTCGTATGGTGGTAAACAAGGGTTATACGAATTAGCAGTATTAAAAGATGGAGAAATTCATTATGATAATCCTATTGCAAATGGTGATGTGGTTGGTTATTTAAGAGAAGAAGATGTAAGTGATGCAATGTTGGTGATTCAAAAGTTTTAATATGCTTGCATATCAAAATAAAAATGGTAGTTTTACTCAAAGTGAGTCAAAAAAGTACTCGGATATATTAGATAGAGAACTTGCACGAGAATTTTTGTATAAACATAAAAACTATACTCAAATTAAATTTGGGAATGATGTTCAAATCGATTTGATGTTTGGAAATAGTGAGGGGTGTGATGTAGAATTTCTAACATTTGATGTATTAAATTCATTCAAAAATGAAGGTGGTTTTAGATTACCAAATCGAAAAAAACATTATTGGAATGAATCTCCCCTTCGCGATGGTAAAAAAGGTAAATGGAATAATGAATATAAAGATTGGAAAGTAGATTATATTCAATTTTTTGATAATAGAATGAGTTTACTCTATACCAAATCAGAGTCCATTAAACCATATATTAATAACATCATTTATCGAGATGTTAATGGTTGGGAGGAAAAAAACAAATATTTTATCAAACTTCCCTATGATGAATGTAAAGATTTGATAGAATTATATCGAAGAGACGAATTTGGAAAATGGAATAAAGAAAATTTTTTAACATGAAAAACGAAACAGATATTCTAATAAAAATATCAGAATTAGAACTTGCACTCTCAAAAGAGATGAAACTCGATATCCTGCACGATATTAATATATTAAAAATACAAACTCAAATTGATACTCTTAGATGGGTATTAGAAAAATAAATTATGGAAAGAAAGGTTATAAAACAAGAAGCAAAAAAAGAAATTCAAATGAATATCCTTCCAAAGGAAGATGAGATTCGAGTAGTACAATACGATGAACCGGCTGTGGTAAAACAAGTTGAACAAATGTATCCCGAGATGACGGATGAATTCAAAGCAATTATGTTTACTCAATATGAGTTGTTTTGTAAAAAACAATTAAACTATGGCCCGAGTAATATTTCCGTAGGAACTCAATTACAAACCCAAGATGATGTTAAATTATCCTTGACTGGATTGTGGTTCAGAATGAATGATAAAATCCAACGATTAAAACAATTAGTGGTATTGGGATATAGTGATACCGTTGGTGAAAGTATCAATGACACTTACCAAGATTTATCAGTTTATGGTATCATTGCTCAGATTGTAAAGAATGGAAAATGGGCAAAATAGTTGGTAATGTCAATTATTTTTCGTATCTTTGTAATTCAAAAATAACACCAAAAAAAGTATCAGAAAATCGGTAAATTCTATACTTATAAGTACACACCGCGAGTAGGAAAGACTCGTAAATAAAACCATAAAACAAATTAATTAATTAACTTTAAAACAAAAAGAAAATGGCATTAGACATTAACGCAATCCGTGCTAGATTAGGCAAATTGCAAAACACTCAAAAGAAAACCGATGCATTGTGGAAACCAACTCCTGGTAAGCATCAAGTAAGAATCGTTCCTTACAAGTTTAATAGAGACAATCCTTTTATTGAACTTTATTTCCACTACAATATCAACAACAAAACTTATCTTTCCCCTATGTCTTTCGGTAGACCTGACCCAATTGTGGAGTTTGCAGAAAAACTTAAAAGAATGGGTGATAAGGAAGATTGGAAGGCAGCAAAGGCAATGGAACCTAAGTTGAGAACTTTCGTACCTGTCATCGTTCGTGGTGAAGAAGGTGAAGGAGTTCGTTTTTGGGGATTTGGTAAAACGGTATATCAAGAAATTCTTGGATACATTGCAGACCCCGATTATGGTGATATTACCGACCCAACTGCGGGTAGAGATTTGACCGTAGAATATGTATCTGCTGAAGATGCAGGAACTTCGTATCCAACAACTACACTTCGAGTTAAACCAAATCAAACTCCAATTTCAGAAGATTCAGCAAAGGCAAAGGCGTTCATTGATGAACAAACTGCTATTACTGAATTGTATCAAGAACTTTCTTACGATGAATTGAAGAATGTATTGGAAAGTTGGTTAGACCCTACAAAGGCAGCTCAAACTACATCAAGTGAAAAATCAGTAGCACAAGAAACACTTTCTACTACCAAGACGGTATCCCATGATATGGGTGGTTCGGTAGAAACTCCAAAAGTATCAAGTTCTTTAACTGATGTTGAAGCAGCATTTGATGATTTATTTAATTCCTAATTAAACCTTATTTATGGCAAAAAAACAAGAATTGGATTTAGCGGATATCCTTGCGGATGAGCTAAATAAATATTCCAAAGATCAGAAGGTAGCCTTCTTTCTCGATGGAGATGAAGCACCCACCAATGTTGATGGATGGGTATCTACTGGATGTGCAATGTTGGATGTTGCAATTTCTAACCGCCCTTATGGTGGATTGCCAGTAGGTAGAATTGTTGAGGTAACTGGTTTAGAACAATCAGGTAAATCATTACTATCCGCTCACCTCCTAGCTGAAACACAAAAGCTAGGTGGTGTTGCGGTATTGATTGATACTGAAACTGCAGTAAGTAGAGAATTTTTAGAAGCAATCGGTGTGGATGTTTCTAAACTACTTTATGTATCAGCAGATTCAGTAGAACAAATCTTTGATTTTACCGAAACCATCATTGAAAAAGTTAGACAAACTGATAAGAATAAGTTAGTGACTATTGTAACCGATTCGGTTGCAGCAGCATCAACTAAAACTGAATTAGCAGCTGATTATGGAAAAGATGGATATGCTACTGATAAAGCAATCATCATCTCAAAGGCGATGAGAAAAATTACCAACATGATTGGTAGACAAAAAATCCTTTTGGTTTATACTAACCAACTCAGACAGAAACTAAATGCAATGCCATTCGGTGACCCTTGGACTACTTCAGGTGGTAAAGCCCTTGCATTCCATGCATCAGTTCGTTTGAGATTGAAAGGTATGGGACAGATTAAAGTTAAGACTGGAGGACAAGATAAGATTGTGGGTATGAAAGTACGAGCACAAGTTATCAAGAATAGAATGGGCCCACCTTTGAGAGCAGCAGATTTTGATATTTTCTTTGATAGAGGTATTGATAATTATGGTTCTTGGTTGGGTGTTATGAAAGATAATAAATTAGTTAAACAAGCAGGTGCTTGGTATGCTTATATCGATACCGAAACCGGTGAAGAAGTAAAATTCCAATCAAAAGATTTTATTGAAATGATGGAAACTCGTGATGATTTACGAGAACAAATTTACAAAAAGATTTGTGAAGAAACCATCTTACAATATAAATCAGACACATTGGATATTGATAGCATGGAAATCACCGAGGGTGGTGAAGGAATGGATGATTAATTTAAAATTTGAAATAATGAATAAGAATTTAATTACAATGTTAAAAACTTCTGCAGAAGCAGATAAGGCTAAGGCTTTACTTACTTTGGATTTATTGGGAAACACCGGTGTTGGTATTGGTGACCATTCAACAACTGATTTTTACAACAATGCAGAAGATGCATTAAAAATGTTGGTGGATGCTGATGATAGATTAAAAGCAATTGATAAATATTTTTCCAAATAATGAAGGAACTCTACAAAAACATTTTGAACTCGGTTGAAATAGAACGCAACCAAAATATCGATAAACATAAGAATTCTCGAGTGTTGATTATCGATGGTCTAAACACATTTATTAGATGTTGGACATCCATTCCTACAATGTGAATTATTACATTACCTTCCAGTTACATCAATGATATATGATGGGGTAGAAGCAGATGATGTAATGGCTTATATTACAACTCAATTGTTAAAAGAGGATGAGCAGGCGGTGGTAATGTCTACTGATAAGGATTTTCTCCAATTAGTAGATGATAAAACCATCGTCTGGTCACCCACCAAAAAGAAAATCTATAATAAAAAAGTTATACGAGAAGAATTTGGAATCGAATCAAAAAATCTTCTTCTATATCGTATATTAGATGGTGATGTATCGGATAATATACCAGGAGTTTATGGCTGTGGTATCAAAACAGTGATAAAAAGATTCCCTGAAATTACTGAAGATAAACAATTATCAGTAGATGATTTATTCCAACTTTGTGAAACTAAAAAAGTAGAAACTAAAGGTAAGGTAAAATTGTATAATGATATTCTTGAATCAAAAGAACAAATTCTAATGAATGAGAAATTGATGCAATTAAAAGACCCTGATATTAGTGGTATAATCAAAATGCAAGTGTTGGATAGATTTAACGAAGAAATCAAACCACTAAATAAAATTGATTTTCTAAAAATACTCCTAAAATATAAAGTTGTCAATAACTTTGGTGATGTAAATGATTGGTTAAAAGGAACATTTGGAAATATTATAACTGATTAAAAAAATGGAAATAAATTTATACGATATATTAGATGTAGCAGAAGATGCCGGTTCCCTAAAACCCGATGGTCCTGATGGAAATCCTGATTTTTATGATGATGCTATTGTTGGTATAACCGATGATGGGAGATTGGTATATTCAAAAGAAATGATGGTACAACTCCTTCATGAATTTGATGAAACCGAATATACTGAAGCAATTGATTTTTTAGGATATAATTGTTGGGGTGCGTATGTAGGAGAAATGACACCGATTTATATCAACCAATACTGGTAATGGAAATCAAAGAATACTTTAAAAAGTTTTATGGGATGACTCCTTATCTTACTATTGAGAAAGAGGAGTGGGATTGGATTAAACAAACTTGGGAAAAAGAAGAAGTTGTAGAAGCAATTTCTGATGTTCTCCATACATATCCATACCCATTACCCGATATGTCCGATGAAGATGTTCTAAAAGATTATCAAAAATTAAAAGGAACTTGGTGGAAAGATATTCTTGTAGAAGGTGATTGGTTTCCAAGAAATGGAAGAGATTCAAAGTATGATTTGAATTTTGATGGTAAACCAATGTATTTTAAAAAGATAAATACAGGAAACAAGGCATCAAATAAATTCCATATCGAAAATCGTCATAAAGTAGATTGGGTAAGAATGCCATCAGGTTTTAGAACTTGGCAAACTCCAAAAGGAATTCAAACAGTAGTTCGTGCTTTTTTCTCACTTGCAGACCATTTGGTAGATGTAAATAAAGGGAATATAATTCTTGCGGTTCAGATGAGAAAGTATGTTGCTTCTCAATTCAAACCAGTCATTGCTAAAGCATTTTATGATTACTTTAAATCCGAGAATGTATTAGATTTTTCAGCAGGTTGGGGAGACCGTTTCTGTGGGTTCTACGCGGGTGAAACTACTAAACACTATGTTGGTATAGACCCGAACCTAAGCAACCATGAGAACTACTTAAAACAAGAGAATTATTATAAGAAATACCGAACTTTCTTTGAAGAATCAAAAACTGCAACATTTATACCTCAACCGGCAGAAGATGTAGATTATTCTCAATACGAAAATTACTTCGATACTATATTTACATCTCCACCGTATTTCAATACTGAAAGGTATTCAACTGATGAAGGTCAATCGTATTTGAGATACAAACAAATTGATGCTTGGAATAAAGGATTTTTACATACCGCTTTGGATAAAATGATTCCAACTCTTAAAAAGGGTGGAATACTTGCAATCAATATCGCAGATGTTTATTCTGCACCCGATAAGGGTTATTTGGAAATTGTAAATCCAATGAATGAGTTTTTAGAATCAAAGGGATTGAAGTATAGAGGTTGTATTGGAATGCAACTCGCTGCAAGACCAAACAATGGTGGTTCGGGAACTGCCAAATCAGAATACTATTCGGATGATATGAAAGAACTCGCCGAAGAAACCAAAAATCAAGCATTTGGTGAACCTATTTGGGTATTCGAAAAATAAATTTTTAAAGGAATTTGTATATATCATACATTTTTCGTATCTTTGTAGAAAATTAATGCAATGCAAGAAGTAGATACTTTATCAAAATATGGTCAATCGTTTCAATCAAAAGTTATATCGGCTTTACTTACCGATGGTAAATTTTTAGATACTATTTCCGAAATTACAACTACGAAGTTTTTTGAGAGTGAGGCTAACAAATGGATTGTTGGTGAAGTACTCGATTATCATAAAGATTATAGAAAAACTCCAACTCTTGATGTATTCAAAGTTCAATTATCTAAAATGGATAATGATGTTTTGAAGAAAACTATTGTTGACCAATTAAAACATATTTTTACCCAAGTTGGTAATGTTGATTTGGATTATATCAAAAACGAGTTTACCGATTTTTGTAAAAACCAAAATCTAAAACAAGTAATCTTACAATCAGTTGATTTACTAAAAGCAGGTTCTTATGATAGAATCAAGGAATTAGTAGATAAGGCAATGAAAGTTGGTGTAGAAAATGATTTGGGACACGATTATCTACTTGATTTTGATGAAAGGTCAACTGATGAAAAACGAGATACCGTCCTTACCGATTGGAAACCAATAAATGATTTGATGGATGGTGGATTAGGACCAGGTGAGTTAGGAGTTGTAGTTGCACCATCCGGTGTAGGTAAGACTTGGATTCTAACCGCATTGGGGGCAGCAGCAGTACGAGCAGGATTATCGGTAGTTCACTATACTATGGAATTATCCGAACACTATGTAGGTGCTAGATACGATACCGTGTTCACTCACATTCCATCTGCTCAACTTAAAGAAAAAACCGAAGAGGTAAAACAAAAGATTAGAGGACTTCGTGGTAAACTACTTATCAAGTATTATCCACC